CAGCGGGTCCGGTTGGGCCACGACCAAGCCGTGGGAGGCGTTCGCGCTCGGTGTGGTGTGCTTCTTCCATCCCGATTACGACACCCAGAACAACATCCTCGGTGACGCCGGCGACTACCTCAATCGCTGGCTTCGGGTGAAGAGCCCCGCGGAGCTGCGCGATCGGGTACTTCACCTGTCCACACCGGCCGGACGAAGCGACTGGTTGTCACTCGTGTTGACGCAGCGATCGCACTTCGACAACAACGTCGGCCTCACCGGTCGATACCCGCGGTTCCTGCAACTCATCGACGATCGACTGAACGGAGTTCTCAGTTGAAGACGACGATCATCATGCCCTCGATCCGTGTTCCTCAGAACGTGGACGCGTGGGCGAAGCTGCTCAACCCAGAGACCGATGAGATCATCATCGCCGGTAACGCCGCGTCACCTCACTCGGACATCCTCGACGCGTTGATGGGCGTAACTCGAACCTTCGGGATCGACACACAGTACGTTCACCCGGGTGACTCATCACTAAACAGCTTCGCGATCAACCAGTTCCTCCCTCCAAACAGCACGGTACGACGAAACTTAGCACTACTCGTCGCGCTTAGTCGTCGACCCAGCATCCTGCTCACACTGGATGATGACAACTTCCCGTATCGACCGTCCTACCTCAACGGTGTGAAGGCGCTGCTCGACGCGGTGCCTCACCGACGACCGGTTCTTCGGTCACCCAGCGGGTGGTGGAACTGCGGTCGGCTGTGTGAACCCAAGGTGGTTTATCGCGGCTACCCACGAACCCACTGGACCGAGATCGACGAGTCCACCGTGGTTCCGGCCGACGTTCGTCACCACCGAATCGGGGTCGTCGCCAGCATGTGGTACGGTGATCCCGACGTCAACGCCACCGAACGCATGTTGCGCGATCCGCAGGTGGTCAGCGTCCAGAACGGTGTCGTCCTGGAGCAGGGAACGTGGTGTCCGTTCGACTCCCAGTCCACCGCGATTCATGGCAACCTCATGGAGATGCTGTTCATGTGGCCCGACGTCGGTCGCTACGACGACATCTGGTCATCGTACGTGATGCGTGCCGTCATGGACGTCACCGGTTGGTTCATCACGTACGGAACTCCGGCCGTCACCCAAGAGCGCAACCTGCACAACGTCATCCGTGACCTGCGCGACGAGCTGTACGGCTACGAGTACACCGAGGAGCTGACCGACCTGCTGCGCGAGCTCGTGAGTGAACTTCACGATCCCACGGAGGTAATCCACGATTCACCGTACGAGGTGTTTACCTGGATGATGAAGAACGTCGCGACGCGGTTCACTCATCTCCCCGAGTTCACCCGTGACAGCTTCTACGCGTGGCTGTCCGACCTGGAGGTGCTGCGCCGTGGATAGGCTCGCCGAGATGTTCACGCGTCAGGCTGCACTCCAGCGTTACTCGTACAACGTCAACTTCAAGGACATGTCCGTCGAGGTTGAGGACCGCGCCGAGTACGTCCGCATGAACACTCTCGCTGGAATCGTCGAGCTCACCGAGGCACTCAACGAAACCGGCTGGAAGACGTGGGCAACAAACCGTGACTACGATGCGACGAAGGTGATCTCGGAGATCGTCGACGCGTGGCACTTCATGATGAACATCATGCTCGCATCGGGCATCGAGCCGGAGACGCTCGCAAGCCTGTTCTTCGAGAAGTATGTGGTGAAGAACCAGCGAAACGCTGAGCGGCAGGAAGAAGGCTACGACGGCGTCTCGTTGAAGTGTCCTCACTGCACTCGTGCGTTAGATGACGTTGGCGTCGGACAGGGACGTATCCTAGGTGAGCTCGCGTTCGTCTGTGGTGGATGTAACAAGGGTCTATCGAACGAGCTGATCTTCGGCATCGAGAACCTCGACCGCATAAAGCGGATCACCAAGATCCTCAACACGCCCACCTAGTACGGTTCAGCTATGGATGCGATCGACGTAATGGGCTTCGCCGGTGGGTTTACCCTCGGCATGGTGCAGGCCGGCTTCACACTCGCTGCCAAGCGAGAGATGAGGGGAGGTTTCGGTGTCGCGAACTGCGAGGCTAACCGTCACCTCCTAGGGCACACCTGGACGACCCAGTCGTCGGATCCGGTGAACTGGACCGTTCCGTTCGGTGGAGCCTCCGTCGTCTTCGGCAACCCGCCGTGCTCCGGCTTCTCGGTGATGAGCTCTAAGGAGTTTCGTGGTGCTGATTCAAAGATCAATCACTGCATGTGGGCCTTTGCTGAGTACGTGTCGCGCGTACGTCCGGTTGTTGCAATCTTCGAGTCTGTTCCGCAGGCGTTCCGCTCGACCGACGGTCACGCGCTTATGCGAGACCTGCGCCAACTCGTGGAGGATCGTACCGGGCTGCACTACACACTGTCCCACGTGCTCCACAACGCGTACTCCGTCGGCGGAGCTGCCATCCGTCCGCGGTACTTCTGGGTGATCTCCCAGGTGCCGTTCGGAATCGAGCGGCCGGTCATGCCGACCTACCCGCTGTTCTGGGAGGCGATCAAGGACCTGGAGGACTCGCCTCAGACGTGGTCTCAGCAGCCGTACCGGCCGTACCAGACAACCGTAGCGAGTTCCTGGGTTACACCGCGTATCTCCCCTACGGGGACGTTCGACGGGCACGTAGCGGTAGACAACCCGCTGACCGGTCGGCTCAGGGACCTGCTGACCGGTGTCGACTGGAATCCGGGTGAGCACGTGGCCCAGGTGGCGCGCCGGTACTACGAAACCAACGGACGGCTCCCGATCTCGTGGCGATCCACGCAGGAGAAGCTCGTCAAGAACGACTTCTTCATGGGGTTCACGACTCCCGTTCGCTGGAAACCCGACCAGCCCGCGCGGGTGATCACCGGTGGGGGACCCGTGATGGTCGTTCACCCGTGGCTTCCACGAACACTAACCCACCGTGAGATCGCACGGATCCTCGGGTTCCCCGACGACTGGTTGATCGAGCCGCTGAAGGGGATACCCGGCCTAGGCATGACGTGGGGTAAGGGGATCACCGTCGACTGTGGTCGCTGGATTGGACGGTGGATCCAACGGGCGATCAACGGTGAATCCGGCACGTATACGGGTGAGATTATCGGAGATCGTGAGACAGTGATCGATGTCACTCACGACTGGAAACAGCACGCTTCCTGGTACAGTAAGACGGTCGCGGAAAAACGTAAAGTCACTGTTCCCGTAACGAGGAGTTCGATTATGACCGATCCCGCCGTTGAGGCTCCGACCGAAACTGCACCGTCGCGCGCCGAACGGATCACCGCCCGTGGTGAGCAGGTGTTCGAGCTGCTCGCCGCCGGCCCCAAGACCCGCAACGAGATCGGCGAGAAGACCGGCCTCACCGTCGCCGAGACGTATCTCGCTCTCGATCGGTTGCGGAAGCTGAACCGCGTCCAGTCCGAACGGCGTGACGGCCGGCCCGTCTGGTTCCGACCGGACGTTCCCGATCCGACGCCGGCTCAGTAAGCGATAACGCAGTAACTCGCCATCACCCGATATGGTTGATGGCGAGAGCTGTCTTAAGGAGGTAATCACCGGTGTGGCGTACCATGAACAGCTTGATCGTTCTCCGCGCCCAGGTGAACGCCATCGCACCTGGTCGGAGTAAGAAATCCGACGGTACGATCTGTGACGATCTTCACGAATCCGACTCGGATCACTGTCCTCACTTCGTGGCGAACGTCGGCGCGGAGATGGTTACCGCACTGGATCTCACCCACGATCCGACCGGCGGGTTCGACTCGTACCTGTTCGCCGAGGTCCTGCGCATCCACCGTGACCAACGCATCAAGTACGTGATCTCCAACCGGCGCAAGTTCTCGTCGTACGCGACCAGCTCATACCCGGCGTGGACCTGGCGGCCGTACTCCGGTTCTGATCCACACACCAACCACGTACACATCTCCGTTCTGGACGCACCGATCAGCGACACCACCACCCCCTGGAACCTGGAAGGATTTGCGAGCGACATGACCCCCGGGCAGCAGTACGTGTTACACGTCATCAACTACCGGATCGACGCAATCATTCACATGCGTCCGATCTGCAATGTACCGGCATACACGGCCAGTGACGGTTCGAAGTTCCCCGCGATCACCGAGACTAACCAGCTCGCCGTGGCCGTCAACCAGCTTCTCACAACTGGTGGGATCACACCCGAGAACATCGCCGAGATCGCGACGGCCGTCGCTGATGCGGTGGATGACAGCATTCCCACCGCGCAAGAGACCGCAACCGCGACCGTGCAGGAACTAACCCGTGAGCTGGGAGACTAGATGAGCAACGCACCTGACACCCGAAGGTTGTTCGACAGTCTTCGCTGGGAACACGTCGTTCTGGTTGGTCTTCTCTGCAGCACCGTATTCGCACTCGTGATGTGGGGTGGACAAGATCTACAGATGATCTCTACATTCATCATCGCCATGGCGGGTGTGGGAGGATACGTCGCTCTTCGACAGGTGAGGAACGACCAGGAGGAGGTTAAGACCCTCGCCAACGGCAACCTTGCACGGAAGGACATAGAGATCGCGATGCTGCAGAAGCAGCTAACCGAGGCCCAGCGACTTCACACGCAGGAGGTAGCTCAGATGGCCGTTCAGGTACCGAGTACCGCATCTCTGCCGGAGTCGCTTCTCACCGATACGCACGCTAGCGGTGCGGACGCGACGGCCTCAACCGTTCAGCTGCCCGTCATCAGGACGTAGATTCACGCGTCGCGTGTTGTAACCCGCCCAAGAAAGATCTTGGGCGGGTTATTTGCATCCCGGTACCACACGTGATACTATAATCTCATCAGGATGAAACACGCTGAAAGGACAGGACATGACGATCACCGTGGTACCCGAAACCACAACCGACACGCAGTTCACGACACGTGAGGTGCCGTGGATCAAGATGGGCAAGCTCGTCGACGGCGCTAAGACGGCCGCGGAGGCCGCGAAGCTCGGTGGTATCGACTTCAACATCGTACTCACCGAGATCACCTATCGACACAGCGGTGTCTCTCTTATCGCACCCAAGCGCAAGGCCGTCATCCGTGAGGACACGGGCGAGTTCTTCGACCTCGTCTCCGATACCTACCAGCCGCTACAGTACGCCGACGCGTTCGACTTCATGGACGCCGTCGACTCGCGCTACGTCGCGGCCGGTGCCCTCCGCGGTGGTCGGCAGGGGTTCATGGTCGTGAAGGCACCGTTCGCGCTGGACACGCTGACCGACACCGATCCTCACGATCTCTATGCGATCCTTCGCACCTCGCACGACCGCTCACGCGGCATCGAAGTTGCAGTCATGCCGCTTCGCAACCGGTGCATGAACCAGCTGACGCTGTCGTCATTTACCAAGGGTGTTCCACACCGCTGGTCGATCAAGCACACCTACAAGATGCACGAGAAGCTCGTCGAGGCGAAGGACTCGCTGATCAAGCTCGCCGCATACGGTGAGCGGTTCGAGAAGCTCGTCGCTCGCCTACTGGACACCACGGTGAACGAAGCGAAGGCGACGGCCGTTCTCGACGCCGTACTGCCGGCGCGAGCGAAGAAGAACGAGGTCATTCAGAAGATCATCACGCTGCAGGACGCGCAGCAGGTCGGATTCGCCGGCACCGGGTGGGGACTGGTCAACGCCGTGTCCGAGTACTTCGACTGGCAGCGCGCTGGTGGCACTCCCGAGTCGCGGTTCCTCGGTGCGCTGGAAGGTCAAACCACCAAGGCGATCAACAAGACCGTCGTTCACCTACTTCACAAGAGCTAACTCGATGTAAACCTCGATCGAGTCACCTACCGGGTGGCTCGATCGAGTCATCGTAACCTAGGAGTTTTTACGTGAACATTCTCTGGATACTGAAGGAGAAAGGCGCGTGTCGTAACGCATCTAGTGATCTCTTCTTTCCGCAGTACGACTCACCGTCATCGACCGAGCTTGCGATTAAGATCTGCGACGGGTGCACCTTTAGAGCTGAGTGTCTCGATTGGGCACTTGATCACAACGAGACCGGTGTATGGGGTGGAACCAGTGAGACGACGCGTCGATCGCTTAAGAGATCACGTTCACGATCTCGATGTGTCACGTGTCAGAGCTACAGCATCGTAGCTGACGAGAGTGGAAAACACGAGTTCTGTCTCAACTGCGGGATATCCTGGCCGGTTTAACCGTCATGTACCTTTTTACCCAGTTAAATCACCTCCCCAGAACATAGAAACGACCGATCCCAGGTAGTTACCCTGGAGACCGGTCGTTCTCATCTCAGCGGATGCTGTAGGTCGTTCGCGGGCTAACCTCGCTCTAACTCGAGCGCGTAGCGCCACGCGTTGACCCACTGGATGATGTTTCGCTCGATCGTGAGGTGTTCAGCGATCACACGACGAAGTTCGGTACCGAACTCGCGTCTCATGTCGTCATCTCGCGCGAGTTTCATCACGAGCCGATACCAGTCCTTGGGCGATGATGCGATCCAACCGATCCCGTAGTTCTCGACAAGGGTGACGTATTCGGGACGATCGGACGACACCGGTGGTATCCCAACGGACGCGTACTCCAGCGGCTTCAACCACGACTTAGCGCGGTTGAAGCGCGTGTCCGACGTCGGCGCCACACCGATACCGAGGTGCTTCGCGAGGGCATGAGGCCACTCGATGAAGTTGACCGCACCCGTGGTCTGAACACGTTTGGCAACACTCGATCCCAGCGCGTTCGCTACACCCTTGTCGGGTCCAACCACCGTGAAGAAATCAAGTTCGCGTGAGAGACGTGCGATGGCTGGACCCATGACTTGCAGGTCGTCGGGGTGTGACATCACCGATCCACCCCAGCCTACGACCGCGCTGTCCTCGTGCTCAATCTCCGTGAAGTACTGCGGCACGTAGTTCGGCAGTACTACACCCGGGGTCTTGCGCGCGTACACATCCAGCAGAGGAGCCGTCGATACGGTAACCAGCGTCGCCTTGTCACACGCCGGTCGTGCGTGCGACCACGAGTGCTCGCCGTCGACGTTGGGATGCATCTTCAACCACGCGGGGTTACGCGGGTCGATGCATGTGAGGTCGTCATCCATGTCGATCACGACCGCGATGCCGTGCTGGCGGATCAGTGGAACGGCCTGGTGCAGCAGCTGGTGCGTCGGTCGCTGAAGCACGACCACGTCCGCGTCCGGAGGGACGACCACGCCGATCATCTGGTCGCCCCTCATCTTACCCTGGAACTGGTGCTGCATGTCCTTCTTGTTGACCACGACGACCTCGATGTCAAGACGTGAGGCCTGAAGTGATCGTGCCGGCCAGATGAGGCGGTAGTAGCCGCAACCCGTCTCGTCGGCGGGGTAGACGTAAACCTTCACTCCGTCTCCTCACGAAACACCGCGACGACAACGGGATGTGTAAGAGTGCTGTTCGTCGTAAAGATCACGATTCCCACGCCGAGAGCACCGTACTCGGTTACGTAGAAGTTGTAGAGACGTCGAGTCTCCACCTCCGCCTCAGCGGGACTGAACGTGTTGGGAATTGGTACCGCTAGGTGTATCTTATCGCCTCGCTTGAGGTACATCGTCACCACCGATCCGGTCTACCCGAGGTGTTCCCCGAGTCGTGATGCCAGAGCCACGTCTTCTCGACGAGGTGACTGATCTTCGCGCCGGCTGCGAGACAACCCAGTGTGAACTGCCAGTCCTCACCATACCGCTGACCGTTGATCGTCTCACCGTCCGGAGGCGGCACGAACCGCACCTGCTTCGCCAGCTCGGTCCGGACCAGCGTCGTGACGGTGGTCTGCCGCGGGTTGGCGTCGTCCCACGGGTTGAGGTAGTGTCCGGGTGGAAAGACCGGATCCGTGTCGAGTACGTGACCGTTCGAGACGATCTTAAACCACGAGTAGGCGTAATCGCAGCCGGTCTCGAGCGCGTGCTGCATGAGCGCCTCGATGTGATGTGGAAGAAACTCGTCATCATCGTCGAGGAACGCGACCCAGGGGGTGCTGACGCCGTCGAGCGCGCGTTGGCGTGTCGGGCCGGCACCTTCCCTCTCCGTGTCAACGGCTATCGAGATTCCCGCGACGTGATACCACGTCTGGTTGAGAACGGACTCCACCGCGCGTCGCAGAAGAAGCGCGCGCGGTGGAATCGACGGTATGACGATCGTCACGTCGAGGTTGGAGGTCACAGAGCTACACTACCACGGTGGAACTCCCCACTTCTGGACGAACGTCTCACGGTCTCGTCCGGCCTGTGCGGCCAGCTCACCGACGGTGGTGCTGTCTGGATAGAGATGTGCGAACCCATCCCACGATCCACCGACGTGTACGACACCTCCGAGGTCACGACACCGCCAGTCGAGGTCATTGTCACCGTACCACCAGACGAACCGTTCGTCCGCGAGCAGCTTCAGCGAGCCACGAAGTGCGAACGCGAAGCCGAGCATGCGCGGTGCGTTCTTTAACCCGTCCACCTTCCAGGACGGTGTCCGAAGTCCCGGTGAGGGACAGGCCGCTGCGGCTCCGGTCAGCTCGAGTTCACGATCTAACCGTTCAACGAAGCCCTGAGGCACCCGCAGATCGTCGTTCAAGACGGCTACGGTAAACTCGGCACCAGGCGCCGTCTGATCCTGGTAGAGGTACACGACACGGAGGCCGGTGTTCCACCACCGCTGGATGTTGATGGGTTTACCACGATCCTTGACGACGACCAGGTTTGGGTGTCGAAGCTTGATCCGGTCGTAACCCGTGTCGACGACTACGACGCGAACATCGCCGTAGTCGATGAGGTCGTGAATTAGGGTAGCAAGCTCACGTGGTCGCTGACCGGAGGGTATGACTGCGTAGAGGTTGCGATCGGTCATCGCGGTTCACGTGCCAGTGCGTAAGCGTCTCCGGGAAGGTTCACGTACTCGACGTAAACGTCATTGAACCACGATTCGAGCGTCCAGCGAAGGTCGTTCTCGTGAACGTTGGCGTACCACTCTCCCTCCGCGGGAGTGGGGGCACCGGTCGCACCGTGCGCGGGTCGTCCCATGGACGCACACGTGACGATGAAGATTCCGCGGGGATCGAGGATCGCGTGTGCGGTCTCGATGATGTCGCGCCAGTTCGCGACGTGTTCGAAGACCTCGGTGCAGAGGATGAAGTTGAACATCAGACCCGCGGGTCGCCAGGTAGTTGCATCTGCAACCACATACTGATCCCAGGCGTGCTTGGTGTCGAGGTCGAACTGCGTTGGTTCCTGATCGAGCACGGTCCAGTCGGCGTTAGGAAGCTCGGGTCGCGCGGAACCGTTCCAGTACGCACCCCCGATGTCGAGAGCCGTCCAGCGTTCCCCGGGGTTGATGCCGCTTCGCTGGATCATACGGCGAACGGCCATGTAGGCTTCAGCGTGCATGTAGCTACGGTATCACATTGCTAGATCGCAATGGCACTTGGGAAGTCACTCGCGGGTCCGCAGTCCCACACCTCCATGTAGCGAACGGTGTCTGCCGCACCACGCGCGACTACGTTTCCCGCCGACGCCGCGAGCGTAAGTACGAGGTTGTCTACGAGGTCCGAACCGGCGATCCTCTTGATGACCGCCTCACTGTAGTAGTTGTTGCCGACGACGGCGGTTACCTGCGCCTGCCAGAAGATGAGCTGGGTACCGGAGATGCTCGTCTGTCGAACTCGCACCGACGCGATCTGCGCCGCGCTGTGATCCAGTCGCTGCGACCAGATCACACGGTAGGCTCGTCCGTTACTGAAGATCATCTGGTTGCCGGTGAGGATTACCGTCTCGGCGGTGATCGATCCTGTGTTGGACGTCGCCGCGACGTAGTCGCGTAGTCCACTTGGTAGAGGTGACGCACCGACGTAACCAATCACGTAGAGGGTGTTTGGTGGTACGACGAGCAGCATCACCCGAGAGTTGTCGATCAGCTGACCGATGAGAGATTGTGCGCGTGTCTGTATCGTGTCACCGTCAACCGTTACGAGCGTGTTGTTGATGTTGGTGGTGGTTCCTACGACCGTGCCGGGAATGAGTCGCCAGATGAGACCCAACCGCTGCGCCTGCTCTACGAGCGCGTTGATCGATTCGAGACTCGCGATCTCATACGGAGGGGTTCCCTCACCCGTACCCGGTGCAGTCATCAGCTGAACGCCCTTCGAAGAACGTGAGACATCGGTTCACCCTCACGGCACGTAAGTGACCAGGCAAGTTCGAGCCACTTCTCACCTTGCCACGTGATCACGTCATACGAATCGTGACGTGGATCGGGTGCCGTGTCGAGGCTGTAGTACTCGAACACGAGCTGACGCTGACCCAGTGTCGTAGCGATCACCTGCGCCTGCACTCGCGTATCGACACCGAGCTCGATCACCCGTGGTACGACGAATCCACGATTCGCTGCCGACCACGGTGCCGAATCCGGTACGTCGTAGGTTCCGACGATCGCGGCGCCGGACAGGTCTTGACTACTCGTACCGTTGGATATGACGATGAAGCGATTAGGTGCCGTAAGAAGGTCACTGGTGCGACTCATCGAACTCCGGTAGACAACGTGGTTGGTGTCCCAGTCGAATGTGGCAAGCTGCGCGGCGGGATCAACGGCGACGTTGAACTTAAGTACACCGGTGTTATTAAACCACGGACTGAAGTAACCTCCCTCTAGTGCGAGGTTCTCCAGTACGTTTCCGCGGTTGGTGCCGATCGGCCACGAACCGTTGGTGGTGTAGTTCGTCGGTTCGATCTCGTAGTCGACGTTAAACGGTGTGATGATCTTCTTGATGAGCTCGGTGATCCCGACGTAACCTAGTGATGTATTCGGTGAGATCGCGCTTTCGATCTGCTGGTCGATGACATGCATCTCGTCAAGCAGTACCTCACCACCGAGCGATCCCGATGAAAACTCGAACCGCGTATCACCGGCGAAGATGTAACGACCCAATGGGTATTCCACACCGTCGATCACCATATACGGAATCACCCGTGACTGCACCACGTTGATCCGTTCGGAGTCTTCTACACCCAGGGATAACGTAAGTTGACGCTTGATCGTCCGTGATGTGTCATGTGTGATCTTAGCCGGTGGATCACTTAATGGGTGTAGATCAGCGAGAACCTCACCCGTGACGGCGTTGATCAGTCCGAATCGGAAGGTAGCAGAGCGCTGACCGACGTACGCGGGGAGATTGAGAGTGTTCACCACGATCACTGCCCAACGGGCGCGGGAGTGTCGGTTACCTCGGTGACTCGAACCTGCGCTAGGAAGATACGTCGCCTGTTCTCGACCGATCCGAGGGGTACGAGTACGTTGGCGTACCACCGGTTTCCGAGTTCATCTCGTACGCAGACATACGGCAGATCGGCCCACGCTAGGTCGCGAAGACTGGTCATGTTGGCGAGTCGTGTCGGTGTTACGCTGGCAGCTTGGACGAGCAGTACGCGGTCAAACTGTTCACCTCCTCGCTCCAGCGGACGGAACGCCACCTGGAAGTCACGGCCGTAGAGCCGCTGGAACGTCTGCTCATTGGTCTCAGGAAACGCGAACGTCTCAACCGGTCGACCGTCCCACGTCATGGTGTAGGCAAGTGATGCGTCGGTGTCTTGGTTGCTGGTGAAGAGAAGAACCGTGGGATCACTACCACCACCCGTGACACCGGGTGTTGTGATCATATCGCTTCCCGTCGCCGACCAGCTTCCGACGAAACTTCGCGAGTTGATGAGTCGCACCCGATAGTCACTCGTGACACCAACACGGGCTTCGAAGTCGTTGAACCCGTCGATTCCGATCACACTCGATAGAACGACGGTCTCCCAGTCGGTGTCGATCTCATCACGCCGCTGGACCTCCAGCTGACCACCGTCAACCGCGATCGGAACCGCGGTAAAGTCGTCGATCACGACCTGTGTCGTCGTGTCGGTGTTGCCCGACTCACGACGCGCCGCGAAACCCGCCAGTGTACCGGTCGTCAGATTCGCGTCGGTCGCTGTGATCTGCCAGCCGAGGGGTTTCATCTGGAGGTTAGTCTTCCAGGCTCTAACCCGCAGCTCGGATCCAACCACGTACAGCTCGATGTCCCACTCATCACCTGCCGCATGTGTTCCGATCACCCCGCCGGCGTTTACGACGGCGCCGACGCCACCAACACGCCGGTTGATTGAAAGTGTGACACTTCCACTCGTGTTGATGAGAAGCTGACCTTCGTAGTAGTTGGAGAAGTCGGTGGCGCGACCCAGGATACGAAGTGTGATGCTTCCACCGCTCGGTACCACGTCGAGTCGCTCACTCACGTGAACGATCATATCGACGGATTGTCCCGCGGGTGTAAGTGCCGAGTGCTGATCCGTTGTCAACGGCATCGTGATCAACGCTTCATCACCGTTGACGTCGTAGTCCGCGGCCGTTGAGCTGAGCGAGTACGTCTGTCCTCCGGTGGTCGTACCCAAACCGTCCGCGACGATCCGATCAAACACGTCGTACGCGCCCTGCACCGACCAGGTGACGCGAAGGTAGCTAAGTGCGGTAGGCGAACAGTTGGGTACGATACCGCATTCATCATTCATCGTCGACAGCTCGAACGCCGACTCGGTGACTGCCACGCCTGTAACGGTAGGTGGATCTTGACTGAACATGAGAACCGCATCACCCGTGCCATCAGCGGTGGCACCGGTGACGTTGGGACTCTTCCACGTCAGCGTCTGGGTTCCACCACTCGGCGCCTGATACGTTGCGGCGTTGATCGTCTGAGGTGCACTGGGTGAAACGCCATTGGTTGCGAGTATCTCCCAGTGTGTACCGGCGGTCTCGTTAGTCGCCGAGAACGTCCACGTGGCGCCAACCTGCGTGCCGGTGGGTGGACTGGTGAACTGAAGCGTGACCTCCCGCCAACCGTCGGCGATCTCCGGTAGAGCGTCAAACGTGATAGGTGGAATCTCGACGACGAATGCGCCACTCGTAAGTCTAAGAGGAACGGTGGCACCGAAGTGACGTGCGTAGAACCGAACCTGCGGATACGTGTTTCCTGTCGTACCGAGGTTGGTTATGACCTGCGCCGCGGTGATCGAACCGTACACCGGTGCCTCGATCAGGTCACCGTACGGATGTGAGCCGGTGATGATTCCAGACGTAGTGTGCAACGTCAGTTGCGGAAGTAGGTCATCATCATCAACCGTAAACGTGTCACCAACCGTTAGTGACTGTCGAACGAGTCGTCCCCGCTGGGTTGAGACACCTTGATACTCGGTGACACCGTACATTCTTGGTGCGGTGCGAGAATATTGAAACGCGGATGAGTCGCCGTACAGACGATGAGACAGCGTTACGGTGTAATCACCTGGAGACAGCGCTGACGGAGCCGCAAATGCTGGTGTAAGTAACTGGACGGGTCGTGGTCCCGGTGCGTAGCTGTTGAAGCCGATCGACGGGTGAACACTGTCACCGCCGTACAAGACGCGACGTTCTTCACAGTAGGTGACGCGAAGTGCGACGTAACCAATGTTTACGACCCCGGTGCCATTCGGATTGAAGAGGCTGATTCGCACCACCAGTCGGTTACCCGCGATGGCGGCCATCGAGAGGTTGTTCAGCTCTTCCCAGCGCCACGGAAACGCCTTAAAGTCGGTACTTGCGATCGCACTGGGGTTCCAGAACAGGTTCATATCGCCCATCGGCGCCGTCATGAGCTCGGTCACCAGCGTCGTGGTGTTACCTCCCGTTAGATCGGAGGCCAGACTCTGTGCCACACCACCGGTCGCGTGAAGTAAACCTACCGATCCCGTCGCCAGATTCTCGGGCGTTCCTCCGGCCTGAATAAGTACCTCGACGTTGAGGATACGCTTACCTTGAAGCTGCGCCTGGTAGGCGGCGACGTCGAAGTTAAGTCCGATCTGCTGCGAGGACGGATCACCCATCGTAAAGACGACGTACGCGTCGTCGGCGGGATTCTGCAGGTTGGCGACGGTACCTGAGATGCCCGATCCGGTGGTAGACATGGAGGACACAGGTATCGTAACCTGCTGGATCGGACCGGTGTCATCTTCCTGACCCGCGGGATATACCGAGACCAGTTCCACCGTACCGTTGATCGTGTTAGGTACGTTCTCGGAGATGTTGTAGTAACCCGTCACCGCGGTCGCACTGTGATCGATGTGAAACATCGTTCCCACTTCGGTGACGTTATCGGGTTTGAATCCCGGATCACGAAGAGGAACCCACTCGTTACCGAGTATGATCGGTGCGTCGGGATTGTAGTTTCCCACTACAGTGTCCTCACACTCGTACGAACGTTACGACGTGTCAACGTAGCGATGATTCCATGACCCACCGCTTGACCCGTCTGGAAGGCCTCTTGCTCGGTGGGAACAACACCCTCAAACATCACCTGAACGCTACCGGGACCGAAGGTAACGGTCGTACCACCGACGTCCCGGAAGAGCTTTGCGACGTTCTTGAGCGGCCCGACGATCTCGTCCTGACCCGCTTCAGCGATCCGCGCAAGCGTGCCGCCGGGTCGCGCTCGCACGATCGCACCCTCGGCAAGGTTCGGAATCCGCGGCAGGCTACCGGGTAGCTTGTCATCAACGGCCTTGATGCCCTCGTTGATCCGGTTGATGGCACGGTTAAGTGTACGCTTGATCGCGTCACCGATTCGCGCTCCGACGTCACCAATGAACTGACCAAGTCGGTTCGGTAGTCGCTTGAAGAATCCGATGATGGCGTCCAGTGCGTTGGATGCCTGGGTCTTACCACCCGAAAACACCCGTGAGAAGAAGTTGGCGATCGCGGCACCGACCTGACCAGCAAGTGCCATCACCCGTGACGGAATCGACTTCACAAAGGAGATCACGGCGGCGATACCTGCGACCGTCTTCTGCTCAGCGAACGTCCACGCCGCGGTAAACAGGTCACCCAGCAGCTCCGGCAGCGCTGCCACCGCCGCGAGGACTCGCTTCGGTAGCTCGGTGAACGTAAAGATAACGAGACCGATGCCCACACCGATGCGCGTGGTAAGGTCGTCAAACAGCGCGTTGATCAGCCCAAGGATCATGTCCGGAAGCGTTCGAAGGAAGTTCATGATCCGTTCAGGCAGCGTCCTAAAGAAGTCGACGGTGGTCGTAAACGCCTCAGCGATCTTCTCACCGATCGCCGCGAAGAAGCTTCCCACGGCCGAACCAAACGCTCCGATCGCCTTACCGGCACCGGTAACCACGGCGATCCAACCCTTGATCTGACCCACACTGAACCGAAACAACCTGAACAGTGTAGACACGACCAGTACGGTGGTCTTGATGCTGGCGATCAGCGCGTCGAGAACATCACGTCCGTCGGCGGAGTTGAAGAAGTCAGCGAGAGCGTTGACACCGTCGGTAAGCGTCCGGATGAAGTCACGACCCTCGTCATCGGCGCTAGCAAACATCGCGCCGAACAGGCGACCTAGCGCGCCGACGAGATCGAGCAGCTCCTTCACCGTGGCGATTCCGTCTTCAACGAAGTCTATGAATGCACCCGACTCGATCGACCGGTCGATGAACGCGTCAAATCGGTCAACCAGTCCACCGAACGCGTCAGTCATCCGCTGGATGAACGGAAGACCCGCGTTGGTGAGCTTAAGCATGATGTTAAAGAGTGTCACCAGTGGATCGCCGATCTTATCGAGGATCACAGCGGTGTGGGCAAAGAGTGCGTTGAGCTGCGCGATGGTTTGGCTCTTGCCTAGAAACGCGAGAAACTTCTCTGCGATGCGTCCAAGTGCGCCGGCCACCTGGTTGAAGCTACCCTGAAGCTTGGGAAGTAGGGTTCGAACCGTCCTACCGATGTCACCCACGATCGGCGCGAAGAAGGACTGTTGGATGCCCTTCCGGAACCGGTCGAAGACGATGTTGAGTCCGGCGATTTCACGCACTACCGCGCGAGCTGCCGGAGCGAGTTTCTTCATCGCTTCGGTAATCTTCTCCGGATCACCTTCGTTAACCGCCTTGATCGCGTCACCAAGTCCCTGAAATGCGAACACCAGGGGCAGTACCGCGGCGACGAGAACACCCAGTGCGGCCGGTAGCGGTCCGAGCAACCCGACGAGATCGGCGAGTGCTCCGACGAGTACGATGATAGGTCCGGTTAGTGCTACGATCGCGGTGATGACGGCTAAGATGGCTACCAGTCCAGCGGGGGTGGGAGCCGCCGCTCCAAGACCTACGATCGCCGAACCAAGTGAGACGATCGTGTCAAGTATCCCACCAAATGATCGCTTGATGGGGTTGCCGAAGTTGCGGTCGATCTCATCACCGGCTAGCTCAGCCGCAGCCGTGATGCGTGCGGTTTCCCGCGTCGCGACTCGACGAGCCTCCTTGAACGCGTCCTCGATGCGTTCACCGGCGCGCTCAAACGAGTCGGCTGCGGTGTCGGCCGAGAGACGCGCCACGTGGGCGATCAGTTCCTCGGCCTCCACCCCCTCTGCACTTACAAACTTGAACGTTCGCTGGATCTTCTCACCCGCGTCATCAAACGCCTTCTCAACGACGCGGGTGGTGATCTTACCGTCACGTGCAACCGTGTCAAACGTGCGTTCGATCTCGCGTCCTGCGGAGTCAAACGACTTTATGATCTTCCTCGAGAGAACCTCGGTCTGCCGCTCGACCTTGTCATACGCCTGCTCGACGTCACGGGTGAGATCCCGAGAGAAGTCGCGTGTATCGGGTTCGATCTCGACGAACGCGCGGTCAATCGGCTGGGTCACCGGTTACCTCCGGAGTGTGCCCTGACGCATCTTGGTGGAGAGTAGCATGTTGGCCCCGAGATCCGTGTCCTCGTCGGTCCACCAGTCGGGAATCGGGATACCACGTTCATCAACGCGCTTAACGAGATTACGTGCGCCGCGTGGTGGAAGAAGAAGTTTATTCAACTCGGCCTGTTTCTCAGGTTCTGTGGTACTTAGGAGGTAGCGATGAAGGAGGTTGCAGTACCGATCGAGGGTGAGGTTGTCGGGATCGACACCTCGCTCGGCGCACCAACCGTCGAAGATGTGCCAGTTTCCTCCGTCTCCGAGCCATCCGAAGAGCTCGGCGACGGCGACGTAGGGCGCTGCGATATCTCCTCAGCGAGGTAGCTGACGATGTCGAGCGCCTGTGCTAGGTCGATCGGATTGTTCTTGTCACGCAGTCGCTTCTTCATCAACTCCGCCGACGAGTCCATCAACGTGATGTCGAAGAACTCGGTAACCGACTCGATCTTAGCGTCGAGTCCCTGAGCGGTCTGGATCTTTGCGATCACCTCACCGATGAGAAGTGCCGCGACGGCCGGTACGGTCGCAAAGACGTCACCGTCGGCGGTGAACGTGATACTTGAGCTCTTCCGAGAGAAGTCTCTACTCATGGAACGAACCTAACCGATGATCGAGAACCGACGTAGCAGTGTCACACCGTTGGTCTTAGAGCTGCGCGGCTGTCAGTGCGTTGGCGAGGAACGGGTTACCTCGCATGCCTCTTACCGCGCGAGCGTACACGTACTTCGACGATCCGTGTGGCTTGAACCGTAGGTAACGCTTCGTCTTCGGCTTGATGAGACGATGCTGTGGACCGTAGAGACCGGTGCCGTCGTGAACCCAGATCGCGTACTCCACGTTGGTGCCGACGCGTACGGTTATCGTCTGTAGGTTCTTACGACGAAGCTCGACCGAGATCGATGCCCGAAGCTTTCCGGTGTCGATCCGCTTAGGTCCCGACGAACCACCGCCGAGGTTCTTACGTGCCTGCGCCTGAACGCGGTAGCCTCGGATGAGCATGTTCTTAGCGACGGGTCCACTTGGACTGGTGAGAAGACGTGTGATCTCGACCGGGTTTAACCTATGCGTCACCCTGTTCGGCACGGCGAGTCCTAGATGATCTGGACGGTAAACCGGATCGACACCTCACCTAGGTCACCGTTAACCTGACGACTGCTCGACGCGACCCGGTAGTCATCGATCTGACCGGTGCTCTTCATCGTCGCCAGACAGCAGGTGACGGCGAACCGCACGTAGTACTCCTCGATCGACTGCAGAAGTGCGGCGTTCATCTGCTCGGTGACGGTTGGAGGTGTCTTACCCTGGTTCGTCGGAGGTGGATGATACTGACAGCGGATCAGTGATCCGACCACACGAACCGCCGTCGGTCCGCTGAAGCAGTCGCTACCCGGGTTGTCCAGCTCCTCCACGGGAAATCGTATGGACGGATACGGTCCGTGCTCGAACGCGAACCCGAGCTGCGAGCAGTATCCCGCGGTGCTGCCGGCATCCCACGGAACCTCCTGACCGGGTACCACCAGTACGCGATCGGGTCGTCCGAGTGTACCGTCCGCGACGTGATCTGCCAGTTCCTGTGCGACGCACTCAGCCACACCGGTAACGGCGATGAAGTATGAGATCGGCGTAAGCACTACGTGATCACCGTCCCCGTCACACGGTAGTCCGGTGCGTCGATGTCGTAGAGTCGCGGTCGTGCCATAAGCTTATGTGGGTTGAACCGTGCGATGAACTTGTTCACATACTTAAGTTCATCGAAACCCGACGCCACCGCGTCATTTACGTCATCCAGTGTGAACGTAAGTCCCTGTCGCGTGATGTTGGTGACGTTGTCGGGAAGACTACAGTCGTCGTTGAGGATGTCGGCGATGATCTGACAGACAAGCTCACCCATCGCGAGCATGCCGAGGTTGGGCAGTGGTTCACCGTAGATCGCCGTAACGGACCACGTTCCCTCTTCGGTGATTCCGAGGTTGAGGTTGTTGCACAACGGCCACTGGTTACCACCCAGTCGAACGAGCTTGCGGTAGTCATCGAGTCGGTAGTCCGTCTCGTTGACGAGCACCTCGCCGTCAACGGTGACCTGCACGATCTCACGCACGGGTCCCGGTAAGATCGTCTCACTCACGATCGAGCATGAGCAGTTGGTTCCACAGAAGCCACACGCGATGTTGTACCACAGTCCGTTGATCAGCGCCGGTACCGGTCCGCCGTCAAACTCCCACCAGCCGGCCGATAACCGGGGCCAGTCCGCCCCAGAGCACTCCTTGCGGCACGGTCGGATAGTTACCTGGCAGGTGTCGAACCGCTGGCCGGAGGCGAAGTAGAGGATCTCACTGGCGGCACCGATCGCGTAACCCGATATCGCCGCTGCCTCGATCGGTATCGGACAGAACGAGACGTAGTCGTACGGTCGACAGGGTCCGGGTGAGTAGAAGTCATCAGCCAAAACTACCGGACCTCCTGTGATCGATGAACCGGCGAGGATGAGTTGACCAAGATTGACGGTAGCGGTTCCAAGCGCGGTCCGCTGACCGATCGCCGCAACATCCAGTGGACCTAGGTCGATAGACGCCGAACCGGTAACGGTGGCCGGTGTAGCTGCCGGTAAAAGAATCCCAACCCACGCGTTCGAGAGACCACTTCCGGTGCAGTTCGCCTGCGGTGTAACGGTCTGCGCCGTAGGAAGTGTCTTCTCATCGAGGGTGAGAAGTCTGTTCGTAGACTCGAGGACCTCACCGAAACCGATCGGTTCGGTCCACGCTCCGGTGGTCCAGTTCGTAGCCATGTAGAACGCATACCGGTCCGTACCGGCGCTGCTCGCCGTGACAGCGGGAGCTAGGTTGACACTAGAGGCACCGGAGGTAGCTCCGTCACCGTCCTCGAACGGTGAACCGGTGGTCTTAGCGTCCTTGATCGCGACCGCGTAACCCTCACAGAACGGTGTCGCGCTTCCGATACCGGGATCGACGGTGAACTGATACGGTCCGGCACCGACAACACTTCTACGACCCCAGTAACCGAAGAGGCTGTGATTCGGCGCACCACCCAGCGGATTGGTGACCTGTCGTAGGTCCGGTGCCGCCGAGAATCCGGTGGGTGTTCCTGAGATGTTGGTGCGACCGTCATCCTGAAACCAGCCGATGAGAATGATGTCATCAGACTGCGCACCGGCGGGTTCCGCGAACGTCGGGGTGGCGGTGGATCCACTGGTTACCGCGCCGATCGATCGACGCGACGGCGCAACCACGGTTAACTCGCAAGCGTGACGTTGCCGTCAAGCTGTCCGGCGGGGATGCGGAAGTTATCACCGGACGCAACGGGATTGGCCACGACGGTGCCCGAACCACCGAACACGCCACCGGCACCGAGGGTCCAAAACGAGCAGTTTGTGTACGTCTCACTCGCGGCGACGTTCGTCCAGTCGATGTCTGCGGCGTTGTCGATGTGGCCGGCAGCTGCGGCGTTCATCAGTGTCGAGACGTCGACGCGAACGGTGTTGCCCGCGACGTTGTTCGTGCCGTTTGCGCCCGGAGAACCGATGTGCAGCTGCATGAACTTGTACGTCGCGAAGAAGTTATCCAGTGTGTTGTTACCCGCTACTGGACCCCATCCCGGTGGCATAACCTCTCCTATCGACCAAACGACCGGGCAGCTCGACCTCCATCAAGCTACCCGGTCGTTCTCTTCCCCCGGATCAACCCACCTCCGACGCTCACACGGAGGCGTTTATGAGAGAAGAACGGCACCACACGATGCGGACGGCGGCGGAGTGGATGTGATGTTGAAGAGCCAGTGATCTCCCTCCTCCACCGCCTGTTCGATCCAGGGACCGGCGCTACCGGGTCCGGTACCCCACAACGTGGACGCGCCCTCCGTCTCGGAGTTGAACGACATGACCAGCGGACCGTTCTCGATCGAGTAGTCCTGCACCATCGCGTGACCGACGTTCGGCCACGCCCAGTAGATGTACTGCTGCTGACCCTGCGCGTTGCAGCGTCCTCGTCCAGTTACCTTCTGCCAGGTCTCCATGGAGTACCGCGCGGTAACGAGTCCCGTACCACCAACCATGCCGGTGCCGGTAACACTTCCGGTCGTCAGCAGTCGTTCACCGGTGATGAGCACGAACGCGTCGGGGTCGAGTACGCACATCTGAACCGCGAGCGCGACCCGCGACAACTCGGGTTCACCCTTCTCGTTGATACAGAAGGCACCGTTGGCGTTGCGCTGCTGGTAGACCTCGCCCTCCTCATACTGAGGTGAAGGCGCGATGCTGATGAAACCGTCGGTGACGACCTCAGCGCTCTCAGCTCCGGTAACGGGAGCGCCGCAGCTGTCGATCTTGACGAGCCGCATCACTGTGCCCTTGATCGCTGATGCACAAAGCTCAGTCATAGCTCTCCCTTACGTAGCCGAGTTCGCGGTGCCCGTCACGACACCACCGGTGGAGACGCGGATCCCCGCGTGGCAGCACTCCCAGCCGAGCACGTACGTACGCTCGATGATCAGCTCGAGTGTGTTGGTGGATCGATCGAACGACGCGGTTCGGCCGGCGACCTGTTTAGGCGCCGTCCGGTAACCCATGAGCGCACCGGTCGCGTACATCCAGCTCGTACCGGCCGGGGACGCGCTTCCGTCGGGAGCGTTGCCGGTGAAGCCGGAGCCGGGTACGACGTAGTTGCCCTTCGCCGTGAACCAGAGTCCGTTACGCGAGAACACCACGAGCTGTGACACCATCTGATCGAACACCGGTAGGGTGACGTAGATGAGACCGCGCGCTCCGTAGCAGTCGGCGAGCTGCTGCTCCAAGATCCCAAGTCCCTCGACCACGTCGACGGTGCCGGTCACGGTGACCAACGCGGCGGTCTGAAGCGTGATCAGCGAGTCGGACGGATCCAAGATCACCGTGTCCGCGTTCAGGTGAGGAAGTGCGACGTTGGCGACGCCGGCGACTACACCGGTCGAGAACACCTCCTCAACCTCGAGATGCTCGTACCGGCGAAGCGCCTCGGCGACGTTTCTCTCCGCGTCATCCCACCAGCCGACCGGTGAGCAGTCGATGCGGGTGTAGACCGGGAACGGCGTCGCGCCGCGCCACGATCGATCGGCCGTCTCCGTCTTGGTCGGGTTGTCGCCGGTGACGTTCGGTGACGTGACGCACAGGTCGAATGTCGATGACGCCTCACCGCAGAGCTCGGAGTAGGTGATCCCGGCCTGCCAGTGAGGATCGGTGTCCTCGACCCACTGGACGTAGTCCAGCAGGGTCGCGCTCTCGGGGGTGACCAGCGGTCCCGTTACCAGCTTGCGTCGCAGCACAGCCGGTCACCTCCCTCTCGCGTCTGAGTGCTCATTACCTCGGATCCGACGACTTAGACGTTGCAGCCCGAGGCCGACGCGGCACCCGAGATGCCGTTCACGCAGTCATCGACGGTGACGACGCGCGACTCGTGACCAATCTTCGCAACGAGCCACGCCTCCTCCATCCACGCCGCGGTGTGATCGTTCGTCTCGTTGAGAACCGAGTCACGAACGACGCCGAGGTCGAGGGTCATGCCCTGACCACGAACCCACGTACCGGCCGGGTAGATGAGGTACTGCGTGTTGGTTGCCCAGTTGGTCGGCGGCGTCGCGGCACCCGGCTGACCGGATGCACGAACCTGCCAGTCGGCGATGAACTGCGTCCGGATGTTCCGGCAGTCGAACCAGTCGGCCAGCATGCCGTCGGTGACACACTGCCAGTCGCTGATGCCGGTTCGCATCGCGAAGTCGGCGCGCATCTTATCGCGGGCGAATCGCGGATAGGCCGCCTCGACGATCGCGTCGTCACACATCTGGTACTTCTCGATGAGGTCCCGACGCTCGAACGCGGCGGAGTTGAGCAGTCCCCACGAGGACGCGACGTCGGTGCCGATGGTGGTAACTGCCTCGGAGTCGGCGACCACGGCGTTGATCAACCGCGTGTTCATGTAGTGGTAGTGGATCGCCTCGACGAGCCGCAGGTGGTTCTGGATCAGCTCCGGGAACGCGTCCTGGGTCAGGTTGCCGACGGTGACGCACATGCCGTCGAGTTCGAGCGTCGCGTCGTTGTAGTCGGGGCACGGGACGCGAACACACGGCTTGACGCCGGACTGGGCGGTACCGGTGACGGCCGCGATGTCCATTGTGTTGGTCCAGGTCCACACGACGCCGTTGAGCGCGGCGATGTCGGCGTAGGACGGGGACGTCGGCCACTGGAATCCGCCGCGGTTGATGCCGAGCGTCGGTAGATCGAACGTGCCGTCGGAGCAGACGATGTTGTAGAAGTCATACGAGATCTCGTGTGGCGAACACCAGCCGCCGCCCGCGACCAGCGTCGCCGGATCGGCGACCAGCTCCAGCACCTGCGACATCTGATCGAGCGACATCTTCTCGTCGACGTTGTGTGTGAAGTGTCGCTGCAGCTGCGCGACCGGTACGCGGTTACCGCTACCGTTGCGGGTGACTCCGAGGGTTCGAGCCCGGGCGATCATCGCTCGCGTCAGCGAGTTCATGTCGGGGATGAGTCCACCCTGCGTGTAACCCGGGATGTCGGCGGACGCGACGAGTACCGGCATACCGCGCTCCGGTGCGTCACCGATCCTCGACAGCGACTGCGCGCGACCGAGGTCGACGTCACTTGTCGTCATCGTGCGCTTCACACCACGAAGAGACGGGTTGAGGTTGCGCTTCGGACCGGCGAGTCCACCGATCTCACGCAGCGCGGTCGTCACGCCACCCTTCTTCGCCGCGGGAACGACCTCACCTTCGAGTGCGGTGGTGTCGGTCGCTGCCGCCTCGGTGCCGTCGGTCGCCGTGGTCTGGGTTCCCTTGACGCGAGCTAGGATCGCGTCGCGCGACTCCGCGTTCTGCTTCGCCTCGGCGGCGCGTCGCGTGCGTTCGGTGCGAACCCGCTCGACGTTGTCGGCCAGGAACGTACCGCGCTCGACGTGCTCGCCGGTCACGTTGTCCGACTGGAACATCGTGTCGACCTCGGCTAGCGCCGACGTCTCATAGGCGTCGAGGTCCTCACCGCTGAGGTTGCGAATCTCATCGCCCTCAGGCAGGACCAGTTCGTTTTCGTCCACCCTGTCATCCCTCACGGTGAGAAGATTTGAAGATCTGTCGGGATCGTATAACACGGCGGTGAGATTCACCAAGGAATCTCACCGTCGTGTTTTTCAACCGTTGGTCGACGGTTAACTACCCACGACTTGTGGCACGCGAGTTGGCGATGGCGGCGGCCTGCGACCGCGCGGTCTGCTGCTGCGAGTCACCGTCTCCGAAACCCACCACCTGCGTATCGGTCGTCGGCTGCTGGGCGGAAGTTGCACCGCCGTTGCGTCGCTTAGCGGCGCAAGGTGCACATCCCATCTTCGTCTCCTTCGTCGCTCCGTTGATCCGGTTCTTGATGTTGGCGAGTGCGAGTCGGTGATCCGATCCCAGTCGCGCGCGGATCTGCCCGAGTTCCAGTCGATGGTCACTCACGTCGATCTCCACGTCATCATACGTGTACTCGGACAGCATGATCGGTACGGCGCTCGCGACTACCACCGCGTTGTCATCGACGCGAACGGCCGCGACGTCGGTAGCGCGCGCGAACCCGGGAACGGGAACGGCAAGTCCGGCGACGAACTCCTTCCAACCTCGTCGCTCGCGGTGCGGTGCCCAGTCACCCGACAGCTGGCAGGCCTGGAACCGCTGAAAGTCCGCCGTCGACATCGGCATGATCGAACCCGCGATCCACGGCGCCTTGTGAGTGCGAGACTCGCCAACCCGGACGACGGCCGCGATCGAACACGAGTTGTCGTAGTGACGCATCCGTTCCTCGGGGTCGTCGGACGCGTAGGGACTGAGGTGTCCGCAGTTCATAGTGATAACACCGGTGCGAATCTTCAGTACCTCACCGTCCGGTGTGAGCACCGGCGTGGGTCGGTTCATCCAGCGGGTGTAGTCGACGTTTCCCATCGGAATGGTTATCCGCTTGCTACGAAACGCACGATGGGCTACACCGGATGGCCCGACGAGACCGAAGATGTGACCGTTCGGTTCGATCCACACGGCACCGATCGGCGGCAGGTGCGTTGGTTCCTCAAAGAACTCCAGCGGTGGCAGCTCAGGAATCTCGATGGTGTAGCCCCTGTGTCCACTGGACGCCGCGGCGGTAATCACGTTGACCTTGTAGTTCGTGTCACGTGAGGTCGCCACCATCAACTCGTCTTCCAGCATCGACAGGTCTCCTATTAGCTCCAGAGACGCCTCGACGAACGCCGGTAGGTTGACCATCGTCGCACCTCGCACGCGACCCCTGTGAAAGATGGTCTTTTCCGGTGTCTGTGGTGTCAGTAGACTCGCGAGGATGTCTTCATCGGACGAGTTCGGGTCCGGTTGTGCGAACACAAGCTCGACATCGGCATCCTTCACGGAGTCGGCGTCGATGGAGACACCCTTGAGGTACTTCTTGTAGATCTTTCGCGCGGCCTGCATGCCGTACGGATCATCGAGGTCGATGGTGCCACGACCCATGATCTGGTTACCGTCACGCCACATCTCGGTGATGTTACCGACGTTGGTGGACTTGTCGGTGGTGCCACCGTGACTCGTCTCGTACTGGTACATCAACGGAATCGGTAGCTCGGGCCAGGTGAGTGAATTCGCGGCGAACTCGCGACCGTCACCGGTCTCTACACCTTCGACTGCGAGTGTCCCCTGCCACGCAACCGAGCGTGACGGTGGTGTCACGTCACCGGTGCCGACACGTTCAACAGGTGCGTTGCCTACTCTCACCGCAAAGCTCTCCGTTTCACCGCTGTGACCCTTTCCGGGTGGCTTACCAACCGCCTCGGTGTGGTACTCGTTGCAGAGACCCTCGGGATCACGTACGTACTTACTAAGGTGACGAACACAGCGGTTGAAGTCGCCGGACGTTCCCCATCGGATCTTAACCGCACCTTCCCCGTGGGTCCAGTACTCGCGAAGGTTGCGGTCACCGGCGTACGCCTCGGCCGAGATCTTGATGACTCCCGGATCATCAACGGTGAGAACCTCGGAGTCGGAGGACGCGTCCGACTCCGAGGCGTACAGCGCGCGCAGCTGCGCGGCGGCCTTCGTGTGCGACTCGTGACAGCCGGCCACCGAACCGTCGGATACCTTCACGACCGCGTAGGGCTTACCGTCGGAGCAACCCGCTCCCTTACGAATCCGCCACGGCACGGTGCTGCTCCCTTCGTTGGGGTTAGCGTACAACGACTCCGTATCGGCGGAGGCGGTCAGGGTCTCGGCGTCCTCAGGCGTTGTGTGAAGAAAGTCTAGAAGATCCTCATCACCGAGTCCCGTTCCGGGTTGATCACCTTCATCTTCCTCGACGACGTGAAATCGAACGTTGTCGTCGTCGGTTAGCGGGGTGAGTTGCGTTGGTTCGGTCACGGGATGATCACCTCCAGGTGCACTATGATCGGATCGGATGACCCACTCGGGGGCGTAACCTTCTTCACCCGATACTTAAGACCCGCGGCGAGAAGAAACTCGTACTCGGTGTGAACACTGATTATGTCTACCCACGCGCCGGGAACTCCGGCCGGTACGTCCACGATGAATCGGACGGGCTTACTCGAGAACGCCGGTGTCTTAGCAGCACTCGTCGAGAAGAACCCGGGTTCCTCCAAGATCTTGCCTTCGAGCTCCTGGGTCAGCTTAATCCGCTGCTGCCTGGTCATCGACTTGTCACTCGACGGAAGTCCCACCGCTGACCAGCCCGCGCCTCGCGTTACCCGGAACGGCTTCGTCGTGGGCCGCATGGCTGAGATGGCATCGGCGATGCGCTTTAGCGTCGACGGCGCGCAGGGTTGCGTCTTTCGAAGACAACCGTTCATCTCGACGTACGAGCTACCGGTGTAGGCCTTGAGCGCGGCACGCTGAGCAGGTGTCCACTGTCCGTATGTAGACATCATCTCGTTGTGGATGATAAGCATGCCAGAGACGCCCTTAACTTCGTACGTTCCTGGCGCCGCCGTAGGTCCGACGTTCGGGACGTCGTGAATCGTAACGGTGGGTCCAGTGTACTTAGGCGCCGTCGGTGTGGAGACGGTGGTGGAGGACTTCTTAGGTATGCTGATGGGAAGTCCAAGCGACTTGGCGGTCGACACACCGTTCTTGGTCTTGAGATACTTGGTGACCTTGTCGGTGAACGGCGTCGGCGACGTCTTGGTCTTCGTCGTCGTGTCCATGTACGCCAGGATCTGCGCGGATGTAAAGTCTGGGTGAGTCTTCAGCGCGTTGGACAACGCCACCAACATCAGTTCGGCACTCGTGTGCCACTTGACACCCTGGTCATCGAACGTCTTTTTGATCGACTCGGCGACCGTGGAGGTGAGAATCGCCGGTGCCTTCGCGCCCGACTTGAGACCTCCACTGGCCTCATCTGCCTTCGTCCAGACGCCACTGCCCTTCGCCATGCTGCTCAGAAGCGCGTCATCATCATCGTACGTCTTAGAGTTCGTCCACGACGCTCCGGGCGACGCCAACTTAGACTTCGTCTGCTTGACGAACTTTCCCTTTGAGAAGATGACGCGAACGTCCTCCGCCGAGGCCTTCTTGGTGTACGTGGCGACGATGTCGCCTTCCTGGTACTGGCCCTGCTTGATCGTCTCCTCGAGATCGAGGTGCACAGTCGTTCCAGAAGGTGCCGACGGTGTGACCGCGGTCATGGGCGTGACGACGATCGGTGCCTTCGTCGATGGTGGTGGTGGTGGTGGTGTCAGCTCACCGAGGTACCAGCCACTTCCGGTGTCCGCACCCTGGAGCTTCTTATACGCCTCGGCTTTACCAAACGATGCACCACTCCACGTACCGTTCTTACTCTTGAACTCAATGTGAATCTTGTTGTTCTTGTAGACAGCTCGCCACTCACCGTTACCCGACGTCGCGATGACCTCGCCGTCCTGGTACTTCCCGTAGATGATCGCGTTGGTGAGCTTGGGCACCTTCTTCGGCGCGACGGACGGCACCGACGCCGGAGTGACCGCGGACTTAACCGGCCCAGGTGGAGTCATCGGCTTACCGATGCCCATGTATGAGAAGTCCGCTTCCGCGAAGTCGGTCAGCGTCTTGTAAGTGCCGAGTGGGTAGAAGTCACCTGAACCCGGCGGATCCTCAAACTCATGAAGTAGTGCCCACTGTCCACTACCGTACTGGTGTGCGACGAGACGATGATACGAACCATCCGTGAGGTTCACGCCTCCTGCGACTGCGTGACCCGCCGCGTACTGGCCGTTCCCGACCTGGTTCCACAGCTTCGCGTGTGAAGCACCGGTGGTGGAGAACGGTCCCGGGTGAACCGGGTCGACGGGGATTACACCGTTAGAGAAGTCAATTCCCATCGTCGACGGTATTGACGACTTCTTGTTGATGTCATACTCCGACAGGTCGGCGGCATCAAACTCGTCCTGGGAGTGCCACGTTCGTCCCACGAACCAGTGATCGTCGATCTTGTCGTACTCGAGCTCCTCCAGGTACGGTTCACCCGTCGCCGCGTCGAACCGAACGACGACTTGAAGCGGGTTCTCCTTGCCGTCTAGTGACGTACCCTTGAAGATGATGTCCCCGTGTCCGATGTCGCCGTTGGTGACCTTCGCCCAGATGTCTTCCTGCGGATCAGCCGAGTAGTCGAAGACCTCACCGGTGAGTGCCTGCACCGTAGGCGTGGTAGGCACCTTGCTCTTGTCGGCCATGTGCTGCTTGAAGGCGTCGGTCGGTGACAGCACATCGGTGTCGATCTCGTCGTCAACGACATCGACATTCTTGGGTGGGTTATTGATGCCGTACTTCGAAAGTGGTGCGTTCTTGAAACTCGTCTCGGTTGGGAAGCCCGCGTACATGACCCACGTACCGGGCGTGTTTTCGAGCTGCTCTACGATGTATGTTTCACCGTTACTCTTCTTAGCAACGACGAGTCGGTAGTTGACGCCGTTCTTCGTTCCCGTGGCGAAAACCTCACCAGCCTCACCATAGTTACCTGACTGAACGTCCCACCAAACAGTGTCCTTCGTTACCGGTGGTCCACCCTTGGTGATCGGCATCGAACTAACATCGACCTTGTCGTCGACAACGTGATCGACCTGAACCATCGCCGCGAGCTCTTCGTCCGTCTTGCCCGCGATACCGACGTCAAGGCTGTGGTCATCGACCGGGTGGAAGCCAACATCACCGGTGGTCGACGACAGCACACCCTCCTGCTCGGCGCGCTTCAGCAGGTTATTACGGCGAGCGATGATCTTCTCGGCGAGTTCCTTGTCCTCGACGACCTCACGGATCTTTTCGGGTGTCAGCCGCTCGACGTGCTCGACGGCCTTGACGAGTTCGGAGTCAGAGAGTCCCGCGAACAGCTTCGCCGACTGTGGGTTCTTCTTCGGGTCGCGAAGCGTGTCCCACTCGGTGACCTCGGTGCCGAATGCGCTACCCTTCTTTCCACCCTGTGCGCGGTACTCCAGCGCGCCACCAACGTCGATTCGATGCGGCTTACCGTCCTGATCAAAGATGATGTTGTCGTACGTAAGACCCGCGACGTCCCAGTTGGCCAGTAGGGCGTCGACCGCGAAACCCTCACGTGCCGCGAGCAACTTGTCGGGGTTCTTACCCGGGAAGGCGACGACGTTACCGAGCTTGGCATCACCCTCCGGTACGATCCGCGTGGCGGTGTGCACGCCAGCACCGAGACCCGGTGTGCCACCACCGGTGATCACCTCGGGTACGTCGATCCCCGCGGCGCGGTAGAGTGCGGACGCGTCATGCTCGTTCTGCGCGTGTGCGACGCTCTTCTGCTTCTTAACGTACCAGCGTGATCCGTCCGGCGCCTCGAAGATCCCACCCTCGTTCGAGCCCTTGGGACCGCTGATCTTCTTCAGACCTGAGAAGTCACCGGCCGCGATCGCGTCGGCCGCGGACGGCTGCTTGGTCTTTGCCACCTTCGGCGAGTCCGGCGGGAACAGGTCGAGGATGTTGTCCTCCAGCTGCCCGCCGGCCAGCGGGCCGAGCAGCTTACCGTCCTTGTCCAGCGCGCGGATCTCATCGATCGTCAGCCACTTCGCGTCACCGGTTTCGAGCTTCGCGTTCTCACCGGAGAGGTCCGGTTCGAGCTGCTCGGGTACGGTTGCGGCGATGGACGTGTACTTCCAGCCGTCGGTGTCCGGTACCTCGGCCTCGTGGAAGCCGTGAACTCGTCCCTCAGCCACCTTGGCTGGGTCCAGACCGAGCTCCTCGACGACCTCACGTGCGGCACCCTGGAAGGGTGTCTCCTTGGAGTCGAGTCCACCGCCCGGTAGCTGCCACTTACCCGACTGGCTGAGCTTCTCACCGCGAGCAACCAGCAGGTAGCGATCGACACCGTCCTCACCACGGTGACGTAGCAGGACACCGGCGGCGCCGTACCTACCCCACGGTCCCTTGGAGCCGTCGTCCTTCTTCGCGTAGCCATCTCCGGACTTGCCGGGATCAGCCGCGAGTACGAGCATGTTCGGTCGACCCAGCGGGTCGCTGTACTTCGTCTTACCATCACTCTTCGCGTCCGGTGGTGCGACGGCGTCGAGGTCGAGGTTCGGTGCGCCAACCTGGTCGGTGAAGTCGAACGGCAGCTCGTCGGTGTCACCCTTGAGAAAGTCGGTGATTCCGGTCGTAAGCGACGATTCCTCGACGTTCTCCGGTTGATGCGTGCGGAACGTCGCGCCGTTGTTCATCGCTTTGTGGAAGATCTCTGAAACGAGAACCGTCTGCTTGGACCCCGCGGCCTGCTCGATCTTCCACGACTTCGTCGACTTCATCCAGCGTTGCAGGTAGACGTTCTGCCCGCCGCCGACGATCACGCGACGCTTCACGCCGTTGTGCTCCCACGATTCGATGACGGTGCCGTCCGAGAACTTGCCTGACTTCACGTCATCGACGAGCTTCGCGGCCAGCTCGATGACGCCGAGCAGCTTCGCGCCGGTCTTCTTCGCGAACTTGCCCTCGCTGTCGCGCTTGATCTTCGACTCGTCCCACTCGGGATCACCCGCGGCGACGATCGGGTCGTCGGGGTTCTGGACGCCGAGCGGCAGCTCGGTAACCTTCCCACCGAAGAAAACACCGACTCGATCGAAGGTGACCGGTCCGAGCTTCTCCATCGCATCCAGCATGACCTCGGCGACCTCATCGGTGTACGCCAAGGTGATGTGAGGGACCCAGGGGTTGTGCTGCTCAGGAACCTCGTCATCGAAGACGTCGGTGATGTTGGTAGAGATCGCCTTGTGAAGTGCGACCAGCAGGTCGGTACCGCGAACTCCCAGCACCACCGCGGTGTCAAACTCATCATCAGTTGGGTTGAAGACGTTCACCGAGAACGTCGACGTCTCGATCATCACGTAGTTGGCGACGATCTCGGCGACGACATCCGTCAGCAGTCGTCGGTACTCGGCGCTCCACGACGCCGCCTCACCTAGGTAGAGTAGGGTGACGTGCAGCTGGTCGGCGGGTTCGGCGTACGCACCGGTAAGTTCCATGATCGCGGCGTCCGCGACGGACGGCAGCAGCGCGATCATCGCACCGGTGTCTACCTCGGCGGCCGCGGTGACGACCTGATCATCATCGTACTCGTCGATCCGGTTCATCGGTTCAGCGATGAGATCATCCAGTGTGAGCATCAGTCCTTCACCGACTCAAGAGTGACGATCATCGGTGGGTTGGTCGTGCTGTAGCTGAGGTAGAAGCCGTGCTTCGCCCGGTCATACGGTTCAACACTAGTCACGCGCGCCTTTCCGGGTGCGAGCACACGTTCCTTCATATCGAGCTGCGCGAACTCGGACGCACTCTTCGACGACACATCTACACCACGGCCACCCGCAAGTCGCATGACCACCGGTGTCCACGATTCACGCGCTTGCCACTCACCGTTAGGCCCGGTGGTGTCACCTTGGAAGCGATCGGCGATGTGAGTGTCCGTTGACCATGACGTCGTGTCCAGGTCGATGGTCTCACCCACCTGCAGCTGCTTCGGATCCTCGACCCGCATCCCGCGAAACACCTCGGACTCGGGCTTCGCCTTGTCCTGTTCTGCAATCATCCAGTGTGCTGCACGAGTCACATCGGCTGAGAAGTCATCACGGGTGTACTCTTTGGCACCACGCTTCTTACTCGTAAGGTGCTGCAGCATCTTGTTGTCGTTGCTGAGATCCACACCGTCCAGTGGTTCACGCCCTGCACGAATGTTCTTAACCGCGATCTGAATCGCTCGCATGCCGTCCATGTGCTCGGACCACATCGTCGATGCGCGAACACCGACGTCATCCGACATCAGCCACTTATCACGTCCCGCGGCGGACTTACCAAACACCTTCATATCGGGAAGGTCAAGATCAGGAGTTTCGGCGAACCGTCCCTCAGAGTCGCGAACGTACTCACGATCAGCTGCGACGAGTGATTCCTCATCCAGTGACAGGTCGTATGCGACGGAGCAGCGACACTGGATGATCTCACTGGGTGGTGCCGTTGGATCACCCGGAGTCATCAAGTACGCGATGCCCTCACCACAGTCGCCGCCACCCAGCGTGAAGGGCGTGGTGATGTCGACCGTCTGACCACCGGCGGCACGGTGCGTGCAGCGCGTCCGCTCGTCGTGGGTGTCCAGCCACTCCTTCGTACCGGTAAGACCGGAGATGAGCACCTGCTGGAAGGAACCGGCGTTGGCCGCCATGTTCGCCTCGGTTCGGGCGATCACGTTGGCCCGCGCCTGACTAACCTGCGCGGCCCGCTGGACGCGGGTGGTAAGCTTCGTCGCGGACTCACCTAAGCTGAATCCGACCAGCAGCTCCTCACGGACCTTCGTCCAGACGTGGTCACCGATCCCAACCAGTCGGTTCGACGCGGACGCGAGGTACTCCTCGGCGAAGATGTCCGACACGGGTGGAACGACGACGTCGTCGAACGCCTCACCGATGCCCTGCCAGATGACACCCGCGGACTGCAGGTACACGTCGCTGAGCGCGGGCATCAGCTCGGCCGAAACGTAACCCTGCCACAGACCGGTTAGTGCGCCGAGCTCGCCGAGGTCCGTCGGAGCGGCCGGCGTTCCCGCGGCGGTCACCACCTTCTGCTGGTTGAGCAGGCTCACGGCACGTCGACCGAGCTTCATCACGTAGCGATCTACCCGCGCCGCGAATGCGTCCTCACGCTCGCGCATCTCCGTCGGCGACCAGCCGAAGATCTTCGTCATCGGTCACCGTCCCGAGTCGTTCGTCGACGTCTTCTCACGGTTGGGTGGTTCCTCCTCGGTAGCCGACTCGGAACCTCCCTCGATCTCGCGGGTCCCCGAGTCCTCCTCGGACGAGAGTAGTTCCGACCCCTGAGCTTGCAGCTCGATCGCCCGTCCGGTGAGCTCCTCGAGGTACGCCGGGTCCGCACCGGGGGTTAGTGCCTGCCGCAGCAGGATGAGCTTGACGAGCTCGTCCTGGCTGGGCATGTCCGACTCCTCGAAACCAAGCGTGCGCATGTACGCCTTCGGCGAGATCGTCCCGTTGATGAACGCCTTCTCGGCGTTCTCACTGAGGTCGGGCTTCTGTGTGAGTTCACCGGCGTCGTACCACGCGATGATCTCGTCACCGTTCGCGTCGCGTAGGTCCTCACCCGCGGCCGCGAGCATCGGTCGCAGGTACGTCTTCGTCAGCGCCTGGCAGACCAGCTCCACCGGCGGGACGACGTGCTGACTAACCTCATCGTCCTTGATCTCCCAAGCGCCCCAGTGGTTCACCTCGCCGAGACCGGTGATGCGCTCCTTGGAGATGTTCACGGTGGTCGCGAGCCGCTCGATCGCCTGACGCCGGTTCTCGATGATGTACTGATCCATGGGTGTGAAGAACGTCAGGTGCTTGATCTTATCGAGGAACGCGCCGTTGACCCGCATCGGGTACGGCATTGCGGCGGACGCCGAGCCGGGGTTCTTGATGTTCCGCGACATGATCTCGATCATCTCGGCGACCCACGGGTCGGCCGCGTCCTTGAACTGCGGATTCACGGGAAACGTGAGCTCCTCGGGAAGCAGCAGGATGCCATTCATCGCGATGCGTGACACGAGTGTGGCGATGATGTGCTTGTCGTAGAGAGAGATCTCACGCAGGATCGGGATCGCTGACTTGGACTGAGAGATGGATAGCCAGCCGAAGCGTGGGTGTGGGTGACGGATCTCGGCGACGAACCCGTCGATCTGCTCCCAGTGACCCGGTTCGATCTGGATCTCCCAGCGACCGAGCCGGAATGTTCGTCCCCGATTCAACCCACCAAACAGGGACACGACACGACGCGCTGGTCCACCTCGCGCGGGTCGGATCTCGTCGCCCGACTTGACGGACCACTGCATACCGATCAGAGGTTCCTGCTGACCGACGAGGTAACACTTACCGACCAGCGGGATGTGAAGTCCAAACGCCTCGTTGTTCTCCGGGTTGGATACCTCCGCCATGAAGTCGGCAGCGGGTCCCTCCTGGATGATCATCGGTTCAGATTCACCACGAACCCGAACCGCGGCGACCAGTCGCACGCGAGAGATCGCCTGGGCGAGCCACCAGTGGGCGTAACCGAACTCGCCGACGATGTCGAGGTAGTCCCACACCTCGTCCTGCCAGCGTTCGTACTGAAATAGGACGTTCGTGCGGGGATCATCGGGCATGATCCGACCGGCGGCGACCAGTGCGGCGTCGTCATCATAGGGTGCGTGAAGCTGCGAGACGGTTGCGAGCTGCGTGCGACGCCGGTCGGTCATGAACCCTACTCCGCCTCGACGAACTGAAGTGTGAACGCCTGCCCGACCTTGAACATGTCCGCGACCTCACCCTTCAACGTCATGGTGAGGGTAAGTGTCGGCGTGTAGGGAGACCACTCCTTGTTGCGGCCGTCGTTGTAGTCGGCGTTGAACGTGACGATCACCTGACGGTGATCATCGACGCCGCTCTCGTTCTTACTCTGGACCATGACCTTGGCGGTAATCATAGATCTCTCCTAGGTTAGTCGGGTTCATGTGTTGCGATGAGACCGGTGATCGTGGAGGCGGCGAGCCAGATCAGGAACGGCATGGGAACGCTGGTGAAGTGCGTCAAAACCGTGACTAGACCGGCTGAGATCCAGACGGAGACGCACCAGTCGCACTCCAGTAGGTACGCCAGGCCCTGACCCATGATGCCCCAGTGTGAGCTAGGTTCCTCACGGTTGGGGTGCTTGGCGCGGTACCAGACACGGTAGTTGTCGGACGGGTCGAACCAGTTGGTCACGTGATAGCGAGGCACGGCGATGAGAGGGAACTTGTCGCGCGTGACGATCCGCGTCAGGCGATGAACGGAGAGAGCGATCAGGAGGTAGAGAAGCCACGTCGGCATGATGCTACGGTACTACGAAACCTAGGTGGGACCTAGGTGACACAAAAACGGCACCTAGGCGTTCACCTAGGTGCCGGGTTGAAGTCGGGTTTCTTACTCCATGTAGTTGGGATCCCAACTCTCCTGAGCCTGCTCAACACCCCGCTGGAACGAAGCGTCGGTGTCCTCTTCCCAGCGATCCGCGATCTTCTGAATCGCGGGTCTGATGTCCTGGCTGATGTTAGCGACGGCGATCGTCTCACGGACGAACGCCTCGAACTGCTCTCGTGTCATGTCCTTCTCCTCATCGCCACTGTAGCTCTGGGAACTCGTCGAGCACGGAACGACGGTCGTAGGCGGGCTCGTCATCGACGTCCTCCCATCCCGCCCAGATGTCGCCCTTGTAGGAAGTAGAGACGGTGGAGGTGCCGCGCGCCAGGGACTTACCGCCCTTACGACCCTTGCGACCCTTGTAGCTCGCCACGTACTTGTTCGTCGCCAGCGCGTTGTAGAGCGCGCTCCAGACGCGGATGTACGCGTCGTGCAGGTCCTTGTCCTTCACGGTGTTCTTGAAGTTCCCGTAGTCGATCTCCTGTGCGAGCCGCGCGAGCGCGAGCGCCCACTCGTCGTGCGTGCAGTAGATCCGGAACTCGTAGTCACGGTGTGCCAGTCGCACGATGTCACTGGCGTTCGGTATGTAGCGTCGCTTGAGCTCCTTGAGGTGCTTCGCTCGGCGCGCCCGTACCTGCAGGTACCGCTCGTCTCCTCGCTTGAGTTCCTTCTCGTCCCGCTGGGTCGCGGAGAACGCGCCGAAGCTGGTCATAACCCACATGTCATCCTATCCTCTCGGTCGTCTTATGTGATGTTGATCGGTGGAACCTTGGTGATCGCGTAGCCGCGCTTAAGCAGTTCGTGCTCGATTCGTGATGCGGCGACGAATGGATTACCAAACGCGTCCCACTCAATCGTGATAATCGTCTCTTCTAATGCGCGCAACGCATCCCACTCCTCGTCGTTGCGCTCGATCCGCTTGGTGTTTCGGTAGCCGACGATCGCCGCGGCGATCAGAAGTCCCAAAGCGACCGCGATGATCGTGTAGACCAAGATCCCGATCAGTGTCATCATTCTGTCCTCTCCTCGTCGTTAGCTCAATAGTACCACATTGCGGTGTGTCATACAACCTCGATGCGACACAAAGTGTGCCATTGTGATACCGTGGTGTGATCGGGTGACCTAGTCATCTGGTCACACCTACCAGCGACCACCCAGCGGTTCAAAGATGTCGACGTCGTGACGAGTCCACACGTCCTGCGGACCGGAGCCACGCATCACATCGGCCGTCATCAGGTCCAGTGGGGGAAGAACCGCCTCGTGATGCACCTCGAGGAACGCGAGAAGCAGCGCGTCGGACTTATCGGGTGACATGCCCGTCCGCTTGATGATCTCATCCTTGCGTTCGATCTTGACCTTACCCGCGGAGTCCATGATCTCGTAGTGTGACGCGGTAAGCTCCGCGATCGTGTCGTCATCCACGCGCGTCAAGTCCCAGCCGCGCAGGCGACACAGCTCACGACCGATCGACCAGTGCATGTACGCCCGCATGTTGAGGACCTTCGTCTCGAAACCCGCCGGTGGGGACTCGGCGAAGTTGATCGCGACGACCTCCGCGTCGTGGAGCCAGTCTCGATCCGTGCCGGCCGGGTTAGAGCGGCTGCTGAGCTCCTTCAGTCGTCCGCAGATGCCCCAACCGATCCCGGTCGAGTCGACCTTAACGCGGCGGATCCCCTCCTCCCTGAGGATGATTGCGAGTTTACCCACGGTGCGCATCGGGTCGCTGTCGATGAACACGTACTCATCCAGCGCGATCTTGCCCTGCCGCACCCGCAGGATCGTCCGGTCACCACCACCGCCGACGTCGATGCCCGCCTCCTTGTCGACGGTCGTTATCAGCGGCAGCTCGTTGGACTTGCAGGCGATCGCCCAGGCGTACGGGATCGTCGAGTAGGGATCACCGACGGTGGGGAAGATCCCGTCACACTTCGACTGGAAGATCGCGGACTCGCGACCCCAGTGATTCGCGCGGTCCTCGTACCACACCTCGTGGATGAGTACGTCACGGACGTGCTGCGGGACATCCTCACCCGTGTAGTTCGGTGTGTCCTTAAACCCGATCTTGATGACGTTCCAGTCGCTGGTCGGCTTACACACCATGCCGAACTCGGTGAGGACGTCGTCGGGGTTGCCGATCGCGAGGATCCGTGAGTGCTCGTTGGCGGCCAGTGTCGATGCGGCGTCCCACATCGTCCGTACGACGCCACACGCCTCGTCGAGCACGACCAGCAGCTTACGCGCGTGGAGACCTTGGAAGGCGTGCTGGTTGTAGTCGCTGGGTTTGCGCCCGAACGCGACCAACTCGCTCCCGATGTACCACTCGGTCAGGTTCGTCCGGCCGGGTAGTCCCGCGTTGCGGTGCAGTCTGTTGATCTCTCGCCAGAGGATCGCCTCGACCTGCGGTGCGGTAGGCGCCGTTGTGACGACGAACGCCTCACCCGGCTGGTGAACGTCCAGCCACCAGCACACGGTCGTCGCTGCGACGAAGGACTTACCCGTCTCGTGGCAGCTGTGAACCGCGGTCTTTCGGTGATCCCGGACGCTCTGGATGATCTCACGCTGCTTCGACCAGAGGTGTAGGTTCGCTCGCTCTCGTGTCCACACCACCGGGTCACGCTGGTAGCGCCGGCCGGGCGGATCCGCGAGTGCGAGCATCGCCTGACCGGGCGTTCCGATCTGTGGAACCGTGTGAAGTTTAGCCACCGTTCCACGGTAGCACCGTTAGGGTAACGTTCTCCCACGGTGGGCAGGGAACCGATACACACGGCCTCAACCGAAGCGTCGAGTTGCGCGTACCACGGCGACGAACGACACGGTCGCGGTGCCGATCCACCTCATATCGGTACTCATCCACGGGCCCGTGGCGAGGACGAAACGCACCTCGGTGGATCATACGACGCATGTGTGAGTTCATGATCCTATCACCTCCTAGTCAGCTGCTCCAGCTCCCACGCCTGGCGAAGGTCGTGCTCCAGTCGCTCCTGCTCCGTCGCCGGTCGGTAGGTTGGGTGAAACTCGGGTTCGTGCGACGCGGGTCGTCCCACGTACGCGAGTATGATCACCAACACCACGGCCAGCGCGAGTCGACCAAGCGTGATCCACGCGCCGTATCGCACCTTCACTCCACTCACCTCCTCTACGACGGTAGCGGTTCCAACCAAACGAGAACGGCACGAGCGTTGGCTCGTGCCGTTCGATCTTGCTTCTCAGTTCGTCAGCGCCACCCACGCGCGTTACCCAGTGCGCAGAAGATACCCATCAGAAGCACACCGATGACGGCGAGAATCGTCAGAACGGTGTCGTTTTTAGGGGGTTCGCCTAGGGACCACACCACCTCGCTCCTCTCATCGCACGAGTCGACCCTCGGAGTCGACGCAGTTCCAGCCGTTGCCGTGCTGCGTACTGACGACGCGGTTACCCGCGCGCGTGCAGCGACTCTGGGCGTCGTTTCGCGTGACTATCGCTCGCACGGTCGCCACGACCAGTAGTATGATGAACGCGTAGACGAGCAAGCGAAGAGCCCGTGTGGGATTCATCGTTGACCACCACCGCCTCGACCGAGTACGTGCATGATCCCGATCCCGAACAGCACGACGAACACGACCAGCGCCGTGCACTCGAGACCGCTCAGGTTGAAGATCCTGTCGAGCATTCGCTCGTCTCCTCTCACCTCATCGAGCTATCACGTGGATCCGACGGGACTCGAACCCGCCATTCAGCTCCCGTTCATCGTCAGCCCACGACGCGGACTGCGCGACGAATCCCGCTCTGCTGCGAGCCGCTCCGGCGGCGCTTCCGGCCTAGGTGCCGGGCTCTCTACCTTTGAGCTATCGAACCCGTGGACAGGCGAGGACTCGAACCTCGCGCTCCTCCCTCACCCGGTGCCCCAGGTGTCGATCGTCGGCGCCGACGACCGAGCGGGTGCTCTGTTCCGTTGAGCCATCTGCCCATGAGCCGCCTCGCGGCGGCCGTCTTACTCCTCCACAACCTTGAAGGCCGGGCGATCCTCGTCGAACTTCGACTCGTAGCGACCACGGATCTCCTCCGCGCGCCGGGTGCGAGCCAGATACTCCTCGTAGGTCTCTTCCAGGTCCACGTACCCCTGGTCGACGGTGTCACGCAGACGCGACCACTCTCGATCTTCGACCTCCTCGATCCGAATGTCCTCCGGCTCGGCCACGCTAACACCTTCCTTCTGGTAGATGCTCTCATCGTTCCTAAGATAATAGTACCACACTCACCTCACGAATGCAAACGTGAGACGGTATCAGTCCCCGCGTCGTCTCCGTGCCGCGCTGAGTGACACGGCGCACGCGAGCAGGAACAGCGCTGTGAGAATCGGACCGAGCCACGGTGAGGTTAGCACATCGTGAAGAACGTCGGTGACCGAGGAAGAAGGTGTAGGCGTCGACACGCGCACTCCTTAGGTCGAGGAGGTAAGAACCGAGTGGGGGATCTTGCGTGGACCGCGTAGGTTCTTCCACCGATACACGTAGCACGCGCCGCAGAGATCGTGTCCGACGTTCTCTCGCTCGGGATGGCACCTCGCGAACTTGCGGTGCCGCTCGACGGTTCCGCGTCGGAAGTTCGTCAGGTGGTTGCGGATCCGGTCGTCGTAACCCCATCCACGCCCCAGACCGATGTCGATGTCGATCAGAGGTGGGTAGCGCAGGTTGCTGCGCGCGACGGCCATCTTACATCGAGGTGATGTGCAACGGTGCGGTGTTCTTGGGACGAGGTTGCGGTACCTCGCATCCGGTGGGAGCGCACGGATCTTGACCACCGACCGGGTTGCAAGAGTTCATCAGCACGACGACGAAGCCGATCGCGAGTAGCGTCACGAATGTGTACCAAGTTCCAAGTTTCATCTCTCATCCTCTCCTATCATCCGTGTTCATCCTTGCGTGTGGATCTGCGAGGACTTGAACCTCCTGTAGATCGTGCTCCACGGTACGACTTCAGATCCTAGGCCCGGGAGGTCCTCCGTCATCTCTGCAGCGACGATCGCCACCCGTAGGCGCGTTTCGCCACGACTCCTGCTTTCCAGACAGAGCTTCACCGATGCGGACCGCGTGCACACGGTCCCTCCCTTGAACAACTCCACACGCACCGTCTCGACCGCAGCGTACCGCATCGAGCTGGCAACCCGAAGGCTATGAACCTCGCGGACCGGGCATCGATCGTACCCTTGTAGGTGTTCAGGATCTCGTGCTTCATCGAACCGTGGGGTGAGGAGGAATCGAACCTCCGACTTCACCGAGGATGCTGGCATAAGATGCCTTGGCATTCGATGGACGCTACCACTGCGATACCACCCCGCGAACGGCCAGTCGATCGATGCAGGTCCCGTGGGATCGCTGGCCGTTCGTTACCTATCCTACCACACGCGAGATCAGCGTGGCTTCACGTCTACACGCGGTGGTGCGATCTGCGACGGATCGATGATCCGCGGTCCGTTCGGGTCCTTGAGCTCGAACTGGGTGCTGAAGATCCAGAGGATCGTCAGGACGCCGACGGTGTAGATGATGATCTTGATCAGCTTCACGTCACTCCTCGTTCGGGTCGGCCGGTCCGACGGCGTGGGTCGACGGTGCACCCTGCCAGCCCTTCAGCGGCTCGTCCGCGAGCGGCGCCTTCGGCAGCGTGTTCTCGCCGAACGGTTCGTAGTCGTACGTCGGCTTACCCGACGTCGGTGCCGGGTTCACGTCCGCGCCCCAGCCCTTGCCCTTGCTCTCGCCGAACAGCCGGTCCGGCGCGCCGCCCCAGCCCTTCCACGTCTCCGGCTGCGGCGGCCGTAGACCCGTCATCGGGTTGATCGGGTGAAGGATCTGGAAGTTCTCGAAGCCCAGCTTCTCGGCGAGCAGGTTCTCGAACCGCTCGTTCGTCAGGGGTGACTCCTTGCCGGTGACGTACCACCGCTCCTCGCCACCGATCTGGTTCGCGACCTTCAGCGCCAGGTAGGTGTACTCCCGGTCGCCGCTGAACCGCTTGACGAACGAAACCTTCGTCCCGACCGACATCTCGGCGACGTGCAGGGTCTTGACGGCCGCGACGATCTCGGCTGCCCGCTCCTTGGACGCGCTGTCGCGCTGCTCCTGAAGCATGTTCAGTGCGTAGTCCACTCCGTTCCTCTCTTTCTCATCGGTGCCGGTCCGCAGCACGGACCAGCGAAGACCACCTCTCGGCACCGTGATTCGTGGCCATTGGTGATCGAATACGTCGTCCTCGCTCATGAGTTAATAGTACCACACACTCGTCACGAGAGCCACCGGAACAGCGGCTCACCTCCCGTCATGCAGAGCCACAGCGTGGCACCCGCGATCACGAGCATGAACACGATCTTCGGTACGGTCGCCCACGTCGGAGTTCTCACAGCGTCTCCGCCCAGCGGTTAAGTGCGCTTAGGAGGGGACTTGCCACGGTGCACAGCGCGATGATCACCACTATGACGATCACCCAGGCAAGGCAGCCGAGGGCCTCCTTGACTTCCTCCATCAACTCTCCTCAAGCTTCATGCAGGTAGCACACTTGGGTATGCGAGCGAGCTTCTCGTACTCCTCTTGCGAGCCGGTGCCGAACCAGTCGCGTCGAAGTCCACATATCGACCTGTCCGTTCGGGTCTCGAGCTTGTGACGAACGCCGCCGCGTGGACCCGTGTAGCGGTAGCCCTCACCGGCGAGCAGGTTGCCCCGCTCACCGAGTGTCTCCCATTTACGTCCGTCGAAGCGCTCCGAGTCGGTTGGCATCAGTCCACTCGACCCACCCAAAGCCGAGGACACCAGCCCTGCCGCCAAAGATACACCTCGGTGCTACCGAGCCGCGCACGAAGGCAGCGACTGGTCACCAGTGCCCTATCGTTGCAAACATCGATCTTGATTCTCATCAGTCCCTCCGATCCAGGACGTTGGTGATCGCCTCCGTAAGGCACTTACGTGAGCACGCGTACCAGTCACCACCCAGACCACCTGCGGTCTTCGTGGTTTCCATCACGTCACCGATGAGGCCCATGACCTCGTCTTCATCCAGCTCGACGTACACGACCTTGCCACAGGCGTCGCAGGTGTAGCGGTGCGCCTCGATCAGCTGCTTCATCGAACGATCTCCCCCTCGCCGGTGAACCGGACCGGGTGCGGTCCGTCCTCCACCTCACCCTGGTCGACGGCATGTGCAAAGTGCTGCCACTCCTCGTCCTGCCGCTCGGCGATGATCGCGTAGGCGATGTCACCGACCATGTCCTGCGCCGCGTCGAGCACCTGCTTGATGAAGAGATCGAACGTCTCGTCAGACGCGTTCCGCAGCTCGGGAACGGTGATGCGATCGACGTTGGTGACCCACGCTCGAACGGCGCGGATGGCGTACTCCTGAGGTGTCACAGCTCCCACCCCTCTGCATTCATCGTCTCAGCAAGCATCGCCGCTGTGTACTGATATCCGAACGTGCACGATCCGGCACCGTCGGCGTACTCAATGTGGAAGCGCCAGTCATGCTCGGGTAGGGGTCGGTCGAGGATCTTCTCTGCGTCTTCCTCACCAAACTGCGTACGAGCATCGGCTGCGACGTCGATAAGCGTCAGTTTGATCTTTTCCATCATCCTCTCCTGTCCTTCTGCGTACGAAGCTCCAGCGGGAGGTCTCGCACCTCCCACCTCGGGGTCTAGAACCCGTCGGTCGCTCCTTCACGCTCGCTGGATTGGTGGAGCGCTGGCCTGCTGCTTTGACGATGACTCTTGGTTTCGGCACCCGCGCCCCGGGGCTCATCGTCTCACGCCGGTGTCGGTGACGATACCTCACGGCTGTGGCACTTACCTCAACGACGCACGTGATCTACGTCGCAGATCGTCAAGCGCCCGCGTGTCTACTCTACCACATAGCACGGGCGGTAATGACACCCGGCGATACGACCACCGCACTCGCCGACGTTGTGCTGCGCTCGGTCCAGTGCGTACCACCATCGCTGGAGCCGCTCATAGCGCTCCATCTCACACTGTGCTTCGGTCTGACGACGGAACTTCTCAGTGAAGTACAGACGTGCGACGAGGCCGAACACGCGGTTGGGAAGTCTCATCTTATCCTCACTCTCCCTTAACGAAGCCGCGAAGCAAGCAAGTCTTACGAACCATAAACTCACTGGCATTCATCTCCACAGCGATGTCGACGTACGACTTGCCCTGCGCGCGGAGCTCGCCGATCTTCCTCTCCCACTCTTCACGTCGAGGCGTGCCCTTCGAAGGTGGGGGTGTCGGTTTCTCGGTGCCGGTGTACGCTTCAGTGGGGGCGTCATACGGGTTGCGCGTCGCGGACAGGTACGCGCGGTTGCCCCGGATCGCCCGCGCGTTCACGGTGCCGCGCGCGATCCGTGAGACGCGAGTGTTCACGTGTTTCGAGGGTTCAGGCACGTCGATCATCCTCTCAGAGTGGGAGGAACCGAAGTTCCTCCCGACGAGCTACAGCGAGTACGGAACCTCGGACGGATCGAACCCGTAGTCCTCGACCGGGTAGCCGTATCTGACGAGGTACCGAAGCACCTCGGCGCGTGGACCGGTGATGCGAATCAGCGGGTGACCACCGGCCGGACCGTGCTCCGCGGCGACCGACGCGCTGAGGTCGAAGTCCTCGGACAGCGTCTTCGCCGCCTCCTGCGCCGTCTCGCCCTCGTTGAGAACGGTGTCCAGTTCCAGCGTCACGTACTTGAGCTTATCCACGATCTTCTCCTGTCTGACCGGCCGTTCGACCGGTCTAGCTACATAGTATCACACGCAGCACCGGCGTGCAACACCTACAGCCCCAGGCAGAGCAGCACGCACACCACCACGACGGACATCCACGCAACTCCGCGTAGGATCATCATGACGCCCCACGCACCGTGATCTGCGTAGGGCCGTCCGTCACTGTGGTCCATCAGGTGCTCGTAGTCCTCATCCTTCATGCGTCTCATCCTATCCCTCGCGGTGCAACCTACTCCATCCAGCGGTACGACTTGATGTTGACGATCGGAAACGAACCCAAGTCACTACTCTCCGAGAAGTACCCGATGCCGCCCGAGTAGCGGTGCGTTAGCGAGAGTACACCGTTCTCGACACTCATGTTCGTCACCTTCGAAATGATGCGCTTCGTGCCGTCCATGAACTCGATCTCGACGTCCCTGTTCATCCCGTCCTCTCCCCTCTGTCTACGCGCGTGCACGTACGCTACGCGCGCGAATCCAGTTCTCGAACCACAACGTGGGCTGGTTGTCAAGCGACATCACCGGACTGCCACCGATCAGCGAGACCGATGCGGCCGTGTTGCCCACGTGCCGCCTTTCGTCACGCAGCGAACCAGTGGGATGACCCCGCAGGTCGAACACGGTCGTGTCATCGTTCGCAGGTAGGAGTCGCGCAGGAGCGTTCGCCAGACCATTCTCTTCGTTATCACGCGTCTTCATCCTCCTAGTCCACCGCCTCGATCCCCGACCCGTCGTCCGAGGGCGTCTCGTACGGGCGAAACCCGTTCTCGTCATCATACGTCATCTGAGGGCACCAGTTCACGCAGCCGACACGGCGCTCGTGCAGGGTCATCCCCTGGGATCCCGATGTGTCGCAGTACCCAAGTATGATCGTCATCCTCATCCTCTCTTCACCCAATCCAGTGTGACCGCCACCAGCATAGCAAGAACCGCTAGAGCACTCACCACGACCGAGACGTAGAGAGCGACACGCAGCCACCTCATCTCAGTCCCTCGTCTAAGATCTTGGCGCAGACCGCGATCATCAACTTCTTATTTCGCTCGGGAACATCCTCCCACGGTACGGCGCTGTCCGGACACGTCTCATAGCCGAACGACGGTGCGAGTCGCTCATACGTCTCGTGAAACCTTTGCGCCAGTGTCTCGGCGGCGGCGGCAGCGTTCGTCATCTCAGCTCTCCGTCCAGCGTCTTCAGCGCGGTCAGCGCCTTCATCTCCTGCTCCTCCTCCAGGCGGACGACCTGCCGCGCGATGCTGGCTACCAGGTCGAGCTGCTGGTTCTCGTCCAGCGGGAGACCGAGGCGCTCGACGGCCTCCGCTACGCCGTCCCGGGCGGCCCGGTACATGAGCTCGCCCTGCAGCTGGACCTGCTGCAGCAGCGCCTGGGCCACGCCGGCGTCGATCGCCATCTTCGACACTCGCGCGAGCTTGTCACCGCGGTCCGCGCGCATCGCCACCCACAGTGCCGCGCCACTCTCGGTCCAGTTCAGCAGGGCGTCGTCGCCACCCACGCGCGTGATCGACCCGATCTTCCAGTCGAGGAAGGCCACCTGACCCGCCAGCGACCGCACCTCCTCCAGCAGCGCGTCCCACGGTGTGACGTTCCTCGCCACGCTGTACGACAGCGCCATCAGCCACGCTCCCTGCGCTCGCCCGACTCGCTTGGCTCCGCCGTGGGCGACACATCGTCCTGCTCCAAGATGAATCGTCCCCTGTCCAGCCTCACGCGGACATCCACGTCCAGCGAGCACACCACGGGTGATGTCCGCCATGCACGCTCTCGCCAGTCGTCGTCCTCCTCGCTCCCACTCCTCCACAGCAAGATCGTACCCACGCCTCTGCCACCCCTCCAGTGTGTCGATCGGCTCATCGAGCATTTCTGCACCTACTGCAATGATACGCGCGCGCACGCGCGAGTCTAAGAAAATCGTAACCCATCGTCACCCGGTCGACAACCCACCTACGTCCCTCCACGTCGCCCATGATCGGGTTTTGAAGACTTGAAGACGTTGAAGCGATAATTCTGCTCAGACTCCCCCGCGCGCGACGCGCGTATATGCGTATACGTAACTACGTACTAGAAGTCTTCAAATCTTCAATTTTGGTATACGAACTACGTTCTACGATACTAGATGCAAGATCGACAGGTGTAAGCTTGCGGCAATCCTCGTCTTCATTCGTCTTCAATGCAACCGCCCAAGTTTACAGTGCGTTCGCCCACATCCGATGATCTTGGCCCGAAACCTACAACATTGAAGTTTACGTTCAACGAGCTACAGCTCCATCTTCATCCAGAACGGCATCGTGTCGGTGATTCGCCACCCCAGCCAGCGCGTTCCGGCGCTCGCCTTGGACTCCCAGCCCAGGCTCATCAGCGCCTGCGAGAACCCCTTACTCCCCAGGCGGTCGCGCTTGTCCACCTCGTCGCCGTACTTCTTCAGCCAGTGGGAGTACAGCGTGAACAGCTCACTCGACTTGACGCAACCCGACGCCGCCACCGTCTCGTCCACCTTCAGCAGGACCGTCTCGGCCTGCGCCCACTCCAGGAACTCGTCCACGTGTCCCATGCCCGCCCGGGCCGCCATCGTCGCCAGGGCGTACTTCTCCGGTACGTCCGACATGTCCCGCGCCAGCGGCTGCCTCGCACCCCAGATGAGCCGCGCGAGCAGCGCCTCACGCACCTTCTTATCATCCAGGAACCGGGCACGGATCGCGGGGTCCTCCCGCTCCGGGGGCAGCGTGACGTCGAGGTGGATGGAGATGATCCGGCGCTTCAGAGCGGGATCGATGCCGTTCACGCGCGGGAACTCATTCGCCACGATCATCGCCGTGAACCGCGGGATCTCGTTCAGCATCGACCCGAACAGGTCGCGGTACGGGAGGGTGTCCGAACCGCCCGAGAGCCGCTTGATCTGGTCCGCGTGCAGCGCCCAGGACTTCGACCCCTCCGGCGCGTACGCGATCCGGGTCATCATCGCTCTTACGAGGTCCGGGCGGGGCTTGTCATCCAGGTTCCCACGGAACACAGACGGGTTGATCGCGCAGATGTACGACCCGAGGATCCGCTGGAGTGCGGCGAAGAGCTGCGACTTCCCGCTGGTCGTGCCACCCCAGAACACCGGCATCAACCGCAGGTCGTTACCGACGAACAGGCAGTGACCCAGCAGCTTAAAGACGTACACCGCACACTTCTCATCGGGAATGAACGTCTCTAGGAACAGCTCCAGCTCGTCGCTGTAGCCCGGTTCCGCCGCCTCGGGCAGGTAGTCCTCGATGCACGCGAGCGAGTTCATGTCGCTCGGCGTACCCGGTCGCAGCTCACCGGTTCGCAGGTCCACCGTCCCGTTGCCGACCACGAGGTGGTGTTTCACCGTGTCGAAGTCGCGGGTAAGACAGCGAATGCGAGGATCAGCCCGCGCGACGGCCAGCATCGACCTCCGCTTACCCTCCGACTCGAGCCGCGTGATCAGCTGCAGCAGCTGGTCACGTTCGTTATCCGCCGCGCCCAGCGCGCGCTCACGCCGGTAGCGGATCACCGACTGTGTCAGTGCGAACGCACCCAGGTTCTCACCCGTGTCCTCGGACCAGTGACGTCCGTTCCACAGGTACCACCGCTTCTTATCCACCGCGTACCGGACGGTGTCGCGAAACATGCGCACGAACAGCAGGCCGTTCGTCGTGTCACTGATCGCCTCGAGGTTGGTGTCCTCGTTGAGCGCGATGTGATCCTGCACCCCGAACGGGATCGAGTCCTCGGTCCCGTCGGTCACCAGTCACTCCTGACGATCGAGACGTTACCTCGCTGCACGATCGTCTCCCCCTCATCCGTCGTTCCCACCACGTTCTCCGTCGGGCGCCACGCCGGCAGCGCCGGTGGTGCGACGGTCTGCCACACGCGATCGAGCTTGTACGCCACGTGCTCCCACGGCATGTACCACTCCGCACCCGAGCGTTCACCGGGCTGCCCGCACATCTCCCACGCCGCGCGTGCGATGCGTTCTCCCGCGTCGCGCGTCTTACCTGCCTTGCGCGCACGGAAGATCAAGTCGTTGAAGAACTGGTCACGCGCCCCACCCGGGCAGCCGTCGCGCAGGTACGCGTGGAAGTCGTAGCCGTCCACCGAGACCGACGGTCCCGTGCCGCTACCGCCTCCACTGGATCCCCCGCGCGTCTTCGCCAGCCAGTCCAGCAGCTCGGCCGGAGCCTCCACTAGGGGAGAGCTGCGCATGCGCGCCATGTTCTTGATCCACATGCGACGCGGATCGCCCGGCGTGGGAAGCGCGATGTAGCCGCCCTCCGCCTTGACGTCCATGTCCGGCAGCGGACGGTTGCGGCTCTTCACCACCGCGCCAGCCGGAAGTCGATACAGTAGGTGGCGACCGCCCGACTGCGTGTGCTGCTGCAGCGTCGGCGGCAGCCCCACGCCGGTCCACTGCTCGAACTCGTCCAGCGTCTCGAGGCCGGTGACCTCGAAGTCCAGGACGAGTAGCCGTGATGCCTGCCCGGTTCGTACCGCGAGCCAGCCGTCTGGGTGTCGGCGGATCATGTCGTTCAGCAGGTCGTGATTCGTGGTCGCGGCGTAGAAGCCGTGACACGTCAGACACGTGCAGTCATCACGCTGGTGTGTCCAGTCGGCGTTGTGACAGCTTACGCAGTTCGGTAGTGGTGTCTTATCGAGGCCGAGAATGAAGATCTTCCAGTCGAATACGTCCACGTATCGGATCGCTTGGCGAATCTTGGCACGGATCAGAGCGTCCAAGTCTGGTACAGTAGATCCTGACACCTCGTGTTTCCCTTCTTCGGTTGTCGGCACAACGGCTGAAGAGCGACCGCCCAGCGGAACCGTCTCCGCTGGGCGAGTTCGCTACTAGGCTGCTACGTGGTTACGTTCGTCGGCTTCGACGAGACGCTCGAGTAGCTCGTTGATGAGTGCGTTGGTGGAGATACCGCGCTCCTGGGCGATGTCATCTACCCGACGCTTAAGACCACGCTCCGTCCGCTGGACAAACGCCAGCCGGTTCGGGACGGTCGTCTGCCGGGTTCCGGTTCGAGGTGCCATAGGTATATAGTATCACAAGAGATCACCGAGGTTTCACCGCCGTGTAGCCGCGAGACGTCGACCTGGTACGTTGAAACTCACGCGGTTCGATAAGAGAGGATGAACGTGAAAAACACGATCAAGTTACCTAAGAGCACCTGGATCAACGTCATCGGTCCCCGAGGTTCCGTCACGTTCAAGGGACGGCTTCTCGGTGAGACGACCAGTCACCAGGCGCAGCACTTTCACCTCGACGCCGACTTCGCTCGAAAGGGTGAGCGCTGCTACGCGTGTCGCTGGTCCGTCTACCGGATCTATGAGGTCTTCGAGCTGGACCAACGAAGTCACATCGCGTACGGTGAGGACTACGCGGGTCGGTACATGGTCGTGTCGTTCGGGCAGACGATCGTGCCGGGTGAGGAGATCTACCGGCGTCTCGAGTCGACCGACTCCCCCGCCGAGGTGATCGAGCTGCTGACGACGCGAAAGCTCGGTCAGCAGCCCGTGATCACGTCCGCCGCCGCACGGCTACTCGCGCGCGTCGGTGACATGGATCGCGACATTCAGGAGGCGTGGGACAACCGCGTGATACTGTGACACACGTTGGTTCGACCGACCTGGTACTATGAAATCGTTCCTCCCGCGGTCTAGTGTCGCACGCCCTACAAACCCCGTTCTGGACGATCGGCCCTTCCCCACCGCGGGAGGAACACCTAAGACGCGGACACGTCCCACATACGTGGATCGACGGGTCTACTTGAGCCTCCTCCGATCAAGAGTTGGAGGCGCTTCGTAAGTGAGCGTGATCACTGCTCCGTTGGTCGTCCGTGGACAAGACGACTCGGTCGCGACGTTAAACGCCACACCTTGAGAGTGGGAAACGTCGCTGAGGAGGCGGATGCCACGGCCGGGCGTTCGCCTCCACTCACAACCTCGACCGGATAGGATGCACGATGATGAAACGTCACGATCGACCTACCGGCGCCCGCTGGGCGCGTTCCACGGCGTGGACCGAGCTGCTGATCTCCACCGATAAGTTCACCCAGGCCGAGATACTCTTCAACTGGCGCACCGATAAGATCCGGAAGGACCACGGCCTCGGACCGGATGACGATCTGACCGTCGAGGCGCTCATCGACCGTAAGAACGACGAACAGTGGCAGAACGCCGTCACCGACTGCCGGTACCACGCGCAGCGCATGCAGGCGTTCGCGGCTCTTCACGCTGCGGCTATGCGAGAGCTGGCTCCGTCGGAGAGGGGGTGACCGTGGAGGTTAGGTTCAACGTTCTCACCCCCGAGCTGAACCACGGGTTCATCGCTCACGCGGCCGAGCTCACGCGTCAGATCGCTCTTCTTAACCGGAACCACGATCGCTTCGGTGACCAGCACGTACCCGTCGGTCTGATAACCGATGATCTTCACGAGGTGTACTCGTTTCGTTCCACCATCACACCTCAGGCGAACCCGACGGACTACGCGGATCGATTCGTCGGTACGTGTTGGACCGGTGACCGGTACCACGGCACCACGGCGATCTGGCTCAACCCGTACACCGCGTTCGGAGCTCGACGTTCACGCCGGTTACTGGTCGAGACGTTCAGTCACGAGCTCGCACACGCGTTTACTCGGGGAGGTCACGGGTTCACGTTTCGTCGCATGTACGCGCTGGTTTCACCCCACGTGTACGCCACCTTCGGTGAGAGGCACGAGTGGGATGACGTCTCCGACATCGTTCACCGGTACTCGATTAAGAACCGAACGGGACGTTGCGACGAGTATCTGGCCCACCGAATCGCGTCACAGCGAATGATGAATCGACTCGCGCGACGACGTGTGGTACTATGAACCTATGACGAACCGGTCACCGGCGATTCGCACCACCGTCTTGGTGTACCGAGCCACTGGGATATCGGTGTAGTGGTGATCGGTTCGACATCTTAATGAAGAACTAGAGAGGATAAGGGTGAGATGAACGACAAAAAGATCATCGATCGAGGTCAGATCAACGGTGTCGAGGTCATCTCCACCGGATCGGTGCGAGAGCCCGTGATTCCCGGGCAGCCCGAGCGAGACATCACCGTCGTGGAGAAGGTTCTGCTGCTCGATGAGACCGAGTGGTACCGGTGTAAGATGAATCCCACCGAGTGCAACTACGCACACAAGACGCTTCGATCGGTTCTCGCACACACGCGCTCGCACAGTCCGAAGATCATCGCTAGGCGGGCCGCGACCCAGCTTGCTAAGATCAAGAAGAAGGAGGACGCGGAGTTCGCACGGCGAAGCGCCGGTGTGACCGCGGCCAGAGACGCCAAGCGTAAGCGCTACGCGGTCGAGGTGACATCGACCGACAACCGCGTCGCGTCCCTCCAACGGAGGCTATCGGACACGGCCGTCGCGATCGAGAAGTTCGTCGCCACGTTCTCTTCGACCGCCGAGGTCATTCGCGCGTTGAACGCTGAACTCGGCAAGCTCGTCTCGGAGTCGCTCGCGAAGGAGGCCGAGATCGACATCGATCGGATGTCCACCGAGGAGAAGTTCCGCCTGATTAAGCAGCTCATGAGCTGATGAGGTCGATCGAGGTCGAGTAGGATGGTTCCCTACTCGACCTCGGTTTCACGAACGATGGGAGATCATCATGCGCTACCTGCTACTGCTCGCTCCGTTCGTAGTCCTCGCTCTGTCCATGCTTCCGAAGATCATCATCCAGTGGCGCGACACCAGGTTCGATGATGAGGCGATCTCATCGTTTCGAGCCTACGTCGACGGCACCACCGACGTATCTCGTGAGCTGACCTTCGAGGAGCGCTGGGACGCGGCCGACGACGAGTTCATGCGAACGTGGTCCTCCTTCTGTTCACGCGACCTGGTGACCGAGTACGAGCGACTGGTGGAACGCTTCGCCGAAGACGCCGAGAGAGTCATCCAGCGAACGGCCGATCAGATGCGCTGGACGTACGATCATCTTGCCACCCACTTCATTCGGGTCGACACGACCATCGAGCTCGGCGTCGCGTACCTACTGATGAAGGCGGACGGGGTCGACTTCGACGTGCTTCGTGAACGCGTCGATCCCATGGATGACACAGCGATCTGGACGGAGGAAATGGAGCGTGAGCTCCGCACCCTGCTCGACGTAGAGACTGTGAGGATGTAACGATGCTTATCATCATCGAGGGACCGGACGGCTGTGGCAAGTCCACCCTCGCTCGACAGCTCGTCGAGGTTCTGGAGAGTGAGAACCCGCGCGAGAAGATCGAGGTCTTAAAGAAGGGACCACCAACCCAGCACCCGCTGGACGAGTACGTCACTCCACTACTGTCGTATCGACCGCAGCGTGGACATCACATCATCTGTGACCGGTGGCACGTGGGTGAGTGGGTTTATCCCGCGGTTCTCGACCGGTCCACGCTCGCGGACAAGGCCGTCTGGTACTACACGGAGATGTTTCTCGCGTCGCGAGGCGCGCTGGTCATCTACCCCGAGTACACCGTCGATTCACTCGTTGAGGCGGTTACGCGTCGCGGTGATGATCTGGTCGGCGTCGGTCAGCTCGGAAAGATCGCCGGTTCATACGCGTTCGCGGCGATGAAGCACACCACCGTGACAACCCGGGTCAACGGTAAGTCACCCGAGTCCCTCATCGCACTGGCGCGTCACCGTGAAAACATGGCCGTACGACTTAACGACCTCACCACGTACGTTGGTCCACCAAAGCCGGAGTGGTTGCTCGTCGGTGACGTGCGCAACGCGGTCGTGCCGAACGACCCGCGACCCGCGTTCATGCCCCACCGCTTCACCTCCGGACACTACCTGCTGTCGACGTTGTCGATCAGGCAGCTCTCGTCCCAGGTGGGGCTCATGAACGCCTGTGATGTGGACGACGCGTTGACCGCGGCGTTCTTCACGTTCGACGATCCTCCCGTCGTACCGCTGGGTGTCAACGCTCACCGTGCGATGAACGGCGCGGGTCGGTCATACGCGGGTGCTCCACACCCGCAGTTTGTGCGTCGGTTCCACCACAGGCACGGTGACGCGTACGCCAACGCGATCACCCGCGCACGGTGCGGAGAGGAGATGATCCAGTGGCGACCCTTCATAAGTTCGTAGATGGACGCGAGGCGTTCAAGAGCCTCCTCGCGTACGTTCACCATGAGGGACGGATTCGCAGTCCGCGAGGACTGAAGACCTACGACGTCGGCTACACCACCGTCGAGCTGCTTAGTCCGTACGACGCGCTGCCGATCGGTCTCGGTCGGAAGCTGTCGAAGCGCGTTGCGGCGGCGGAGGCGATTCAGCTGATCGGCGGCTTCGCCGAGCCCCAACTCCTCCTCCAGGCCTCGCCGGCGTTTGCCCGGTATATCGAACCGTCCGGGGAGTTCTGGGGCGCGTACGGGCGACGGATAGCCGCCGGCGGGCAACTTGCGTCGGTTGTCCGCAAGCTCCAGGAGGATCCCGACACCCGACAGGCGATCGTGTCACTTTGGCACGGAGCGCTCGACAACGTCGAGGGTAAGAAGGACTACCCGTGCACGTTGACGCTCGGGTTCTCGACGGTGAACGATAAGATCGAACTGGACGTCACCATGCGTTCCAACGACGTGTGGCGTGGTCTGCCGTATGACATCTTCCAGTTCACGCAGCTTCAGCTCACCGTCGCCAACGTCCTCGGACGACACCCCGGCGCCTATCGTCACCACGCGTACTCGCTTCACCTGTACGCTGACGACGAGCACGACGCGGTGAACGTCTACGCGGATGTTCTTGATGTGAAGCCGAGCTTCTCACCGATGGGTCTTGGCAACCCACCCTGCCTAACACTCTCTGACACGATACGTCGTGCCCGCGGCATCGCCGGCTTCGAGCAACCCATTCACGGTGAACCGTTTGCGCGGTTGGACTGCCTCGACGACTCGGAGAGGTGGTACTGGGATGCGCTCCACCCGACCCAGTGACGATGAGCTGTTCATGCGGGTCGCGCATCAGGTCGCGACTCGCAGTCTCTGTGACCGTGACCGGGTCGGCGCGGTGATCGTCGATTCGCAGCTCCGAATCACCGGCACCGGTCGCAACGGTCCACCCGCTGGATTCCCACACGAGGAGCGGACGTGTACCGAGTGGTGTCCGCGAGCGTGCCGTGCTGACTGGATCACCAACTCACACGGTGAGGACCTTCCTGCGTGGGCCGCGGACCCGAACGGTGCACTCCTACCCCAGGCGGACTACACCGACTGCCCGTCACTTCACGCCGAGGTGAACGCGCTTCTCAGCAGTGACCGAAGCCGTCACGAGAGTGGTACGATCTACATCACGAGTGACCCGTGCTGGTCGTGTGGCAAGATGATCGCGAACTCCGGCCTGTCGACCGTAGTCGTGATGTCCAGTCCTCGCAAGGCGGCGGAGCGCAGCGCGGACGCGACCTACGCGTTTCTGGAGTCACTCGGCATCAACGTGATCTTTCATGAGGAGAAAAGGCAGGATGATGGAAGAGAAGAAGTCACCGGAACCGACGTGGCCTAGGGTCGCCAACAACGCGATCTTCGCCGCGTGGAGCATCGGTGTGTTTATCATCATCGCGTGGGTAACTCGATGAAGCGTGATGATCTTCAGGTGATCTTACTGTGGATCTGCATCGCACTGTTCCTCGCGGTGTTCTGGTTCGTGTGCGTTCAGGGAGCCATTCTTGTCACTCGATAACGTAGAACTTCACCTGATCGAGTCACTGGATGACGTTGCGACGTTCACTCGGTGGCTCGATCAGGCGCGAACCGGCACCGAGCTGTCGTTCGACACGGAGTCGACTGGGTTGAGTCAAGAGAAAGACCACATTCGTCTCTGTCAGGTTGGTGACTCCGTTCACGGTTGGGCGTTCGCGTGGGAGCGCTGGTCAGGAATCATGGCTGACATCGTGAAGAACTATGAGGGTACGTTCGTCGCACACAACGCGCCGTTCGACTGGGGTTTCATGAAGAAGGCCGGTGTCGAACTTCCACGTCACCGCATCCGCGACACGCGACCGTTGTGTCACATCACCGATCCGACGTACTCGACCGCGCTGAAGAACAACGCGGTGCGCTACGTAGATCCACGCGCGAAGAACTCACAGGAGGACTTCGCCGCCACCGGCTGGACGTGGTCAACCGTACCCATCGACTACGAACCCTACTGGTCGTACGGTGCGCTCGATCCGGTGCTCACCCAGCAGCTCCACGACGTCCTCTGGCCGAAGGTTCACGGCACACCGGCTGAGAAGGCGTTCGACATCGAGAACTCCGTCCAGTGGGTTACCCACGACATGGAGCGGTACGGTGTTCACATCGACACGCGGTACGCGCGAGAGAAGTATGACACGTTCACCGATCACTGCAAGAAGATCGAGTCGTGGTGCATCAGTGAGTACGGTGTCGAACCTGGTCGCAACCAGCAGGTGATCCAGCGACTCCACAACGACGGTGTGGTGTTCACCAAAGCCACCAAGGGTGGTGCCGTCTCGCTGGATTCCGAGGTTCTGGAGGGCATCGACCACCCACTCGCACGGCAGGTGCTCATCCGCCGGAAGCTGGAGAAGCTCGCCTCCACCTACCTCAAGCACTACATCACCAAGGTGGATCCGGACGATCTTCTCCACCCGTCGATCAACACACTGGGTGCGCGTACGTCACGGATGTCGATGTCCGAACCGAACCTCCAGAACCTTCCCACCGCCAAGAAGTCCGGTAACTTCACTCCCGCCACGGTAGTTCGGAACTGCATCTGTGCTCGTGCGGAACACACCTTGCTGTTCGCTGACTTCTCACAGATCGAGATGCGAATCCTTGCGTGGCTCGCGAAGGACGAGAACATGGTTGCCGCCTTCAAGAGCGACGGTGACTTCTTCGTCAACCTCGCTCGACAGGTGTACTCCGATCCGACGATCGACAAGAATCACCCACTTCGTGACCGTATCAAGAACTTCGGTTACGCGAAGATCTACGGTGCCGGTCTAGCAAAGATGGCGTGGACGGCGGGAATCGACATCGAAACCGTCCGGTCGAACATGCAGCTGTTCGACAGCACCTTCCCCGGTGTTCGCGGGTATCAGGACAGTACCTACCAGCTCGCTATGCAGCGCAAGTCCAGCGAGGGTTACGGCTACGCGATCTGTCCGCTGTCCGGTCGCCGGCAGTTGTCCGAGTCGGGCAAGGAATACGCACTCGTCAACCACACGATCCAAGGTGCTGCAGCATCTCTCTTTAAGATGAAGTTACTGGAGCTGGACCAGGCCGGTCTCGGATCGTGGATGATGCTCGTCGTTCACGATGAGGTGATCCTCGACGTACCGAACGAGCACGTCGTCAACGTCGTACACACGCTCCAGACGGTGATGAACGACGACACGATCATCGCACCCGTACCGGTCGAGGCGGAGATCTCGTTCGGTGCGCGGTGGGGTCAGAAGATGAAGTGGGACGTGGACAGGTGGATGAGCGATGACTGGCGTCTCTAAACAGCTCGTCGTGATCGGTGTTGATCCGGGCAAGGCGACGGGTCTCGCGCTGTACTTCAATCTAAGGTTGATCGCAAAGAACTCACTGCCGGTTGGTGACGTACCACGAGAGATCTCCCACTGGATCACCGTCGCGAAGGAAAAGTACCAGACAGACGTACAGATCATCATCGCTGTGGAGCGCTACCAGACGGGTAGTAGCACGGTGAAGAAGACGCGTCAGGCTGATCCCGTTGAGCTGCTCGGCGCGTGTCGTCTGATCGCACGTGGTGATCCGGCGATCAGTGTGCTTACGTCCAACGCCTCGGACGCGAAGAAGGTCGGGAACCCGATCACGCTCAAGAAGATCGGCTGGTGGACCGCGGGTCACGATCACATCAACGACGCGGCGGCCCAGGTGCTGCGGACTCTCGCCGCTGTGCGACCTCTGGAGTTCGCTGAGATCATCGGTGTGTGATAGGATCGACACGCAAGCCTGAGTAGACAGGGAGAGGATAGGATGGCGTACGCCGACTTCAACCCGACCCGAAACCGGATCGATGTGACGACCCGGTACGAGGAGAAGGAACTCATCAAGGCGATTCCCGGGTCCCGGTATCACGGTGAAGAGAAGATCTGGTCGGTTCCCGCCACGTTCGTCGCGTGTCTTCAACTACGTGGACTCTTCAAGGGTGAACTGAAGATCAGTGATCGACTCAACGCGTGGGCGGCTAATGAACGCGCTACTCGCATCGATCAAGCGATGACTCTTCGTACTCAGCTCGAACCTGGGAATCTTCACATTCCTGGTCTCTACCCGTTTCAGAACGCGGGTGTCGAGTTTCTGACAGCTGCGAACTCAGCTCTTCTTGGTGACGACATGGGTACGGGTAAGACGATCCAAGAACTTGCCACCATTCAACTGGAGCACACTTCAGGTTTACACCACGGAGAATCGCTACCAGCACTTGTCATCTGTCCTAACTCGACGAAGCACAACTGGGCTGATGAAGCCGTGAAGTGGTTTCCTGAGGCGAAACCATACGTGATCTCAGGTGGTGTGGTTCAACGACGCAAGCTCTTTAAGCAAGCGAAGGACGATCCGAACGCGATCGTGATCATCAACATCGAAGCTGTTCGAAGTCACTCACGTCTCGCGAGCTACGGATCCATCCATCTCACTGACGCCGAAAAGACACCAAGAGAACTCAACGAGATCCCGTTTAAGACAGTGGTGTTTGACGAGGCTCACCGGATGAAGGACCCAAAGTCGAAGCAGACACGAGCTGCGTGGGCTGTAGCTCACGGCCCAACCGTGAAGTTCCGGATTCCAATGACCGGTACACCGATCGCCAATGACCCGTCCGACCTGTGGTCCATCCTCCACTTCATCGCTCCTGATGAGCATCCGACCCGCTCCAAGTTCATCGACCGCTACTGCCTGCAGGCGTGGAACTCGTACGGCGGATTGAGCGTGATCGGTGTCCAACCGGAAACCCGTGCTGAGTTCCAGCAGGTGATCGGTCCACGGTTCCGCCGGGTGACGAAGGACGAGGTACTGAAGCAGCTCCCGCGGAAGCAGCGGCAGCTCATCAAGGTGGAGATGTCGCCCAAGCAGGCGAAGGCGTACCGCGAGATGGAGACGCAGCTCGCGACCCGCGTTGACGGTGGTGTGATCGTCGCGGCGTCGAACCTCACGGCGCAGATCCGCCTCCTGCAGTTCGCCGGGTCGATGTGTGACGTCGAGCGACACAAGCGAAAGCTCACGGTTCTATCTGAGTGTCTTTGCTACGGTCGAGGACTTGAAGAGCATGATGATCGATGTCTTGACGCGTGGGACATTATGGTCATCCCAACCGACCCGTCACCAAAGGTCGACGCGCTGCTCGACATCATCGATGCGGCACAGGGAAAGCCGATCGTCGCGTGTGCCGTCCAGCGAAAGCTGATCGAACTGGCGGCGAAGCGACTGGACAAGCAGAAGATGCCATACGGTCTCATCACCGGCAAGATCGACGAGTGGACACGAAAGCAGAACCTGAAGAAGTTTCAAGAAGGTGAACTTCCCGTCCTGCTCTTCACCATCCAGGCCGGTGGCACCGGTCTCAACATGACCGCTGCCGACACCATCGTCTTCACCCAGCGTGACTGGTCGATGGTGAACAACCGGCAGGCCGAGGACCGTGTCCACCGCATCGGCTCCGAGGTGCACGAGGCGATCAACGTGATCGACATCGTCACCGAGGGAACGGTGGAGGAGACGGTTCTGACACGCTACCTGGAGAAGGTCCACCGACTGGATCAGATTACCCAAGATCGTGCGCGTGCCAAGGCGAACGGCATGGACGTCACCGAACTCGATGAGCTGGAGTCCTTCATCATGAACGCACACCTGGGGGAGATATGAAGACCGTCGTTCGCACACTTACCCGATGGAGTAAGATCCGTGTGTGGTGGTATCTGCGGATGCGCAAGGAGGAGTGCACGTACTGCATGTGCACCGCGACGACGCTGACGTTCGTTCGCTGCTACAACGGCGTAACTCATCGACACTTCGCGTGTAAAGATCACGTCGATCACATGCTGATCGTCGTGAAGAAGCTGATTCGAGACATGGAGTGACTACGATCCGCCGCATCTCCAACTCCGAGGTGCAGACGTTCAAGCAGTGCCGTCGTAAGTGGTGGCTCGCGTGGTATCGTGGGTTACGACCGACGGTGGAGTCACCCCTCGGTGCGCTGGCGATCGGTCAGAACCTCCACGTCGCTCTAGCCGGCTGGTACGTTCCCGACGGGCAACCTCGGACCAATCCCCAGGAAGCCCTCGAAAACCTCCTGAAGGAGGCCGCAGAGACGCTCGGACGCTACTGGGGAAGCCAGGATAAGAACGTACCACCCGAGCAGCTCAAGATCCTCCTGTCGGAGGCCGACCTCCAGCGAATCATGCTGGAGGGTTACATGCAGTGGATCGAAGAGACGGGCGCCGACCAGGACTTCACCATCATCGAATCCGAGCGGTACGTGGAGGCACTGTTCATCCGGCTACGCGACGTGGATGTTTGGATCATCGGTCGTCTCGACGTCCTCGCCGAGGATCACTGGTCGAAGCAGCTCGTCTTTATCGATCACAAGACGACCGGATCGATCATCGAGTCGCTAAAGGGTCTCGCACTTAACCCGCAGATGCGAATGTATCGGCTCATCCTTCAACTCACCGAGAACCGCGAGGTGTACCTTGCCGTCTACTCGATGATTCGTAAGGTAAAGCGAACGGTGAAAGCGAATCCTCCGTTCTTTCACCGTGAGAAGATTCCACACAACCGTTACGAGATCCAGTCGTTCACCCAGCAACTCATGGGTGTCATCTACGACATCATCGATGTGGAGTATCACCTCAACGGCGTGTTCACGAATCCAAGTGTTGTTCACAACCGCAACGTCTACCCGACGTCGGGATCACACTGCCGGTACTGTCCGTTCCAGCGAGAGTGCCTGATGATGGATGACGGTTCCCGTGCCGAGGACTCACTTGCTTCACGGTTCACCGTTGGTGAGCCGCTCCACTACTACGGAAAGGACGATCTTGCCCGAGTTCAACCCGGATCACGTCCTATCAACCCTCGTCCACGCCGGATCGAAGCAGGGTAAGACTACCCTCGCGTCGACCTCGCCTACACCCCACCTCGCACTCGATGCGGAGGGTGGTTGGAAGTTCATCGATGAGATGGGCTTCAAGACGGGCAGGAAGCTGCGGCGAATCCGCTGGAACCCCGCTACCGAGGCGATCCCACAGCACGACGGTACGTGGGATCTCTGTAGTGTGACCGTGCGCAACTGGGCGACGATGACGCTCATCTACCAACACCTCACCCAGCGAGCCCATCAGTTCCGCTCGATCACCTGGGACTCGATCACCGAGGTCCAGCGGACCTGCCGTGACGCCCTCAAGGGAACTGAGGCGATGCAGCTTCAGGACTGGGGCGTACTCCTCGTCCAGATGGACGACATGATTCGTAAGTTTCGGAACCTCACCTTGGATCCGAGCAACACGATCCAGGTCGTCAACTTCATCGCCGAGACGAAGATGCGTGACGGTAAGTATCGTCCGTACATGCAGGGACAGATCACCGACGCACTGCCGTATATGGTCGACATCTGCGGCTACCTCACCACCCAGTGGGGTATGGACGCCGCGGGTCAGCCGACCGTCCGACAACCGGTACTCAACATCGCACCAAGTGACTACTGGGAGGCGGGCGAACGTGTTCAGGGTCGCCTCCCCAACTCCATCCTTCTTCCCAACATCACCGACATCCTCAACGCCGTCTACCCCAACGCCGTCACCAACTAACACACATCAGGGAGTAACCAGTGGCTGATCTGAACTTCGGCAAGATGCGTCAGGACGCGATGACCGTTCTGACGGGAGACTTCATCGTTCGCTGCATCGAGGCGAAGCCGACGAAGAATTCGAACGGTGACGACATGATCAAGACCAAGCTGCAGATCATCGCCGGGCCGTACACGGGTCGAAACCTGCCCAACAACTTCAACATCATCCCAAGCAACGTCCCGGCGCTACAGATGTTCTTCAGCCACATGAACTGCTTCGGTCTCGACGACGCGTACTTCAACACGCTGCCGAACGGCGAGACCGGCGTTCACAAGATCGCCCAGGACCTCATCGGTCGTGTCGTCGAGGTGAAGGTTGGATCGCGGAAGTGGCAGGGTGTCGACCGCGAGAACATCGAGGCGATCAAGCCGGCGCCGGCCGGTCTGGGTGGTGCGGGTCAACCTGTCGCCGCCGCGCAGGCACTCCCGACCGCGCTTCCGACGGCGCAACCCACGGCCCAAGTCGTCACCGGTTCCGCGTCGGTGGACCTGCCGATGACGGTCGGTACACCGTCCGATCCCGCGAACGTTCCCGTCGCGGAGCCGGAGTTGTCGTTCTAGTCGATCACCTACTGTGGTAGAGTGGGAGCAGGCTGTATGGCCTGCTTCCTCACCTTGAGAGGACATGATGGGACGAAAGATCCTGTACGGCAAGATCGGTCGATCGATGCCGCTGACGCTGGCTAAGTGTGGTACACTCGGTGGTGACATCGAGATGACCGCGGTGCTGACCCTACTCGCGGAGTCGAATCCCGATGACGAGATCATTCTCATCGGTCGGAACACCGGCGAGAACCCGCAGGACGTCGGCCTGCCGTCTAACGTGACGAACCCGTGGACTCGCTGGGGACCGGAACTGCGTTCATACCTCAACACACAGGGGCTCAACCACCCGAACCTGTCCGTTGAGGAGCACCTGAAGGCACTCAACTTCATCATGCACCTGACCGGTGACAGGTTCCTCAGTGCCGACGCGGTGGTCATGTGGATCGGTCAGCACGGAACGTCGAACTCGCCAATCCCAAAGGTCGGTGACCGCTCCGTGTTGACAAAGCCGCAGGACGCGTTCACCTACTACTCCGGGTTCCTTCTCCAGGGCATCAACCTGTGGCGCGATGTGGATCCCATCCGGCGTGAACCGATCTTCCTCAACGCCGACCCGCGCAACTACCTGAAGATGCGCGATCTGAAGTGGCCGCTACGTCACCCAGTGCTGACGCAGTTCAACTTCAGTCACAAGATCAAGCATGAACGATACAGTGACCCGAACAAGGACGAGTTCCTCCGCTGGATCAACGACAAGAATCTACACTACCGACTCACCGAGAACATGGGTTACACCGATGACGCCAACGTCTGGTCGTCACTCGTGCGAAACGTGTATTCACGGTTGGAACTCAACGCCCTTCTTCCGGGAACACCGTCCGGCGCGCTCCTATCGTTCAACGACGCGTGGGCTGATCGCGCGTCATTCGGCATCGTGATCAACGAGGCGCGCGCGATCGGTGTTCCGGAGAGACTCGGTCGTCTTCACGCGATGCACAACTGGATCATGCCGCTGCGTCCCGCGTTTATTCACGGTACGTGGTCCGACAAAGCGATGACGTCACTCCGTCATCGGTGGGGAGCGGACCTGCAGATCCGACCTCTACCGTGGCACGAGTACGCGAAGACGATGAACACCGTTCGCTGCACGCTTACGACACCGTCCAGCGGGTCCGGTTGGGCCACGACCAAGCCGTGGGAGGCGTTCGCGCTCGGTGTGGTGTGCTTCTTCCATCCCGATTACGACACCCAGAACAACATCCTCGGTGACGCCGGCGACTACCTCAATCGC